TGGAAGCTTTAGCCACACCATAGATGCAGTTCAAATACATCCATGCACATTGGAATACAGAGGGTCTATTGACGGAGAGAAGACCGCAGTGTTCAGAATGGATCTGCCCGGGGACAACTACCGGATCATCAAGGTTCCAAATTCGTTCTTTGACATAAACATCTTGCGATCTACATGCGGAATAAATGCCGATGGAACCAAGCCCAATTACAACGCCTAAAGCGGGATACGAGAGTCGAACTCGTTTATCCAGCTTGGAAGGCTGGCGCACGACCGTTATGCCAATCCCGCGATATACTATTTTAGCTCCATCCCGTCAAAAGTAATTCTATCAACTCTGCCGCCTTGTATGTTCGGGCTTGGCCTTCCGTATATCCACGTGGGGTTCCTCTCCCACCAGTGGAGGTAAGACCACTTGAGGCTCTTGAATACTTCCTCGGGCGTGAGGGATTCGTCATAGACGTCCCCCTCCACCACTATGGTCATTTCCTTCTTGAACCTCATTCCCTGCTCGGCTTCTGAGGCTTATCCCTCGCCACGTACACAAAAAAGGCACCAATCGCCAGTTCTATGGATGCTGGGATCAGCCATATCAAGAAAACATGCAAAAAGCTTGGATCATCATTCATACTCTACCCCACTCGCAGTTTTGAGGAAGCGGCTTATAGTTTTTCTTTGCCATTTTTCAACTCATCGTATTCATTAGTCTTTTTTCTGACGCAGTTCTCGCAGAACTTAAATACGGGCTTGCCCTCCTCATCCTTGAACCAACTCTCGAAGGGCTTTCCGCTTCCGCAGTCGCACGAACGGATGAGTTTGTACCACTCCCCCATGGCATTAAGTTTTCGCTCTTCTCGCATACAGCCTCTTGAGATGGTTCAGTAGCTTAGAGGGCGTGGTGTGTTCGTATTTTATCCTGTCGAGGGCGAAAACGACACTTACTCTCCTCTTCTTGGCCTCTCTGTTGTACTTTTTTATGTTTTCGGGCCGGATCCACTTGTAGACCTTCTCGTTCAGGTCGTCCCATACCGACATCTCGTAGACCACATGGGTCTTCGTGTCGTAGATGATGCCTGCGGATCCAGACAGATCAGGCCGGACCCAGTCAAGAATGCTTGCGTCAAGCCCGTAGCACTCCCAGAGATATTCGGCACCTTCTCCGATTCGGTAATCGACGGCGGTTACGAAGTCCTTGATTGTGATGTTTTTCTTCATAGTGTTCCTATTCTAGCTAGCTCGGCTAGATTCATGCAAGAGTACCTGGACACAATAGAGCAATATGTTTTGGAGGATCACAGAGCCGAGGCGGAGTCCGTACTGCGAGTCGCGGTGAACAACAAGGTGTGCGAGCCCGCTCTTGCTGAGTTCTACAGAGTTGCGAACTCAAACTGTCCCAACGCGGTCTGCATGCAGATAGACTATATGAAAGCTCTGCTGGCTCGTCACGGCTTGATCGAGCATGGGCCGGGAGATACGTTCGGGAACCTAGACTTCTTCCTGTCTTAGGTCGCTGACGAACCCCCATGGAACGCCCTCGTTCGCAACATATCTTCCGTTGCTCCTTACGGCCATAAGTTTTTGCCATGTCGCATCCTGGTTGCTCGACATGTCCTTGCCCATGCAGTTCTCGACCCTCTCGTCGTTGTCGTGTTCTATGACCCTGCAAAGAGCCTTGTCGGCCATGACGATTTCGATATTGTTTTGCCAGACGACCCTGTTGATGAAATGGTTGTCCTCCCATCCCCAGCCGTAATCTATGTCTTCTTCGTATCCGTTGACGCTGTAAAAGTGCTCCTTGAGAACGGCTATCTTTCCGAAACTGCCCGCGACACCAAATGCGTCTTCCGGGTGGGACGCAACTATGCAGCCGCCGCTGGCCAGGTTCTTCGCCGCGAACTCTGCATAGCCAGGCACAAGGTAGTTGTCGGCGTCAAGGTTGACTATTATGTCGCCCGAAGCCTGTCTGCAAGCCAAGTTCTTGGCGTGGGAGTGATTGAAGAACTTCGGCTTTTCAGTCTTAAAATACTTAAGCTTGCCCGAGAGGATGTGGTTCCGAAGGTTTTCAATGCACCATTCGTGCATCGCGTCCTTGCTTCCGTAGTTCAACAATATGAACTCATGGTCGGGATAGGAGTCCGCCGTCTCAAGGTTTTTGGGAAGTGTCAGTTCGAGGTGGTGAAGCCTTCCCATGCACGTGGTGCAGAAGGAAATTTTCATGGCAATTTCATGATTTTTCAGTATATACTTTGACTCAAAAAGAAGGAAAATAAAATGAAATCTATAATTGCCTTGGTCGCTTTAATTGCTGGGGTTTACGTATACATGGCATCCGTCGAAAGCAAGCCGTTTGGTTACAGTGAACTACCCAACCCCTAAAGGGAGTGGGCTTCCTGCTTCGACCTCGGTTGCCCTTGATTACTCTCAGGTCTTACACCAAGTCCACAGGCTATTCCCGTAGTTCCTACGGTTCTTTTCGCTTCATTGAGTATGTTAATCGCAGCATTGGTGTCACGATCATGCTTGGTCTTGCACTTCGGACACTCCCAACTGCGAACGCTCAATGGTAAATTTTCTACCACAAAATTGCACTTTGAACAAGTCTTGCTTGAGGGAAACCATCTTCCAATCTTAACAACCTTTCTGCCATACCAGTTTGCCTTGTATTCAATTTGACGAACAAACTCGCTCATTGATACATCGGCAACACTCTTGCTCAAACATCTGTTTTTCATCATGCCACTTACATTCAAGTCTTCCAAACAAATCACTTGGTTCTCGTTGATTATTTGGCGACTTACCTTATGCAAGTGGTCATTACGAATGTTTGCTATCTTCAAGTGCAACTTTGCCAATCGTTTTCTTGATTTTTCTTTGTTTTTACTCCCCTTGTTTTTCCTGCTGTGTTCTTTGTTCAACATTCGTAGTCTAACCTCAAGGTTCTTGTAACTACGGATATTCTTGTATTTCTTGCCGTTGCTCAGTGTTGCAAGGCTGTTAATTCCAAGATCAACTCCCACCTTGTTCTTGTTTTTCTTGAGAGATTTGATTTCTTTCTCAACAAGGATACTCACGAAGTACTGCCCAGCCTTGTTCATGCTCAATGTTGCGTGTCTTATGTTGCCAGTGATAGGGCGGTGCAGTTTAACCTTTATACCTTCGTTGAATTTGGGAAAGTGAATTTTGTTTTCCTTCACTTCCACAAATTGCGGGACTGTAAAACTTTGTTTGTCTCGTCTGCTGTGGAACTTGGGTAATTTTGCTCTTTTGCTGAAGAAGTTGTTGTACGCTATGTCAAGACACTTGAGTTCAAACTGCAATACTTGGCTGTTGGTTTCATATAGCCAATCCTTTTCTTTCTTGAGGTTCGTCAGTTCTTTTGCTTGTTTGTAGTAGTTGGGACTTTTCTTGGTGTTAATGTATGATTGTTTTCTCTGGTCAAGAAAGTGGTTGTACACATACCTGCAGCAACCAAAGTGAATGGCTAGTTTGTTTTGTTGTTCCTTATTTGGATACAGTCTGTATTTGTAAGTATAGTGAACCATAATTATGCAAGGCTTTTATGCCCGCATAATTATGTATGCACCTGCGTTGAAATTTTTTCACATTTATCCGCCATTCATCCCAGCCCCTAAAGGGACTGGGTTTTCTGGCGGGGGGTGTATAAAAATCCAATGGGAAGTATTGTATACGAAAATGTGAAGAAAAATCCAATGGGCGTAATAACCTATATTGATTGAATTTGTTCCCAACAATGATGACGAATTCAATCGCTATACGCTCCGCATATGGCCCACTGATCGTTGACTCTTATGGCCATGCTCGAACCCCACTTCTCGCAGTGGCCTTCACACAAATTCATCATCTTTTCAAAGAGAGAATAATCCTTTTCGACCATCTTCTGGCTGATTTCCTTCTTGATGCTGGGGACGGAGAGCTTTAAGTCTTTATTGACCACCAACTCGCCATCGTCAACGGCCATGTCTCCCGAATATCCCTCGAAATCCTCGCCGTACTCCTCTAGGAGCTTGTTCTTGTGTTGCTCGTAGAATTCCCTGAGATCCTTGACGGATTGAACCTTCTTGGGAACCATCACGTAGTTAAAGCTGCATCCCATCTTAGGACTCCTCAGGTTCAAAGCAACCAAATCCCGCCTGGTGTTCCCACGTGAGCATGCCCGCCCTCGGGGACTTTGGCTTCGCACAGACTCCCCAATCGGAGGAGTGAGGCTCGATCAGTTTAACAAAAAATTTACATCCGCGAGAGCAGTCTGGGTAGTCCAAAAGACGATCCCCCCATCTTTTGATCTCTCCACCAAAATTGTCGTAGTCGGTAGGCAGAATCTTCAGACACTTAAATAGATTTTCCGTGTTGTCCATTTTTTATTTCTCCGCGGCCCAAAAACGGCAATGAAAATAATCGCCCATCCTTTTGATTTCCCTTTCGGGATAGCCTTCCGCGACAAGCCAGCTTTCGAAATCCTCGTGCTTTTCCTTGTCCCAAACCTTTGGAAACCCGAATTGCCAACCGCTCGGAGGGTCAACCCACATCCTCGAAGAGGGCTGCCACTTGGACAGTCCTTCCGGGAACTCCTCTTTTTTGGCGGGGTTGTCCTTGGCCTTCGTTGGCCGGGGCTTGGGTTCAAACTTGGCAAGGCACAGCCTCAAAATCCGGCCAGATATTTCGGCAGACCAAACCTTCATCCCCTCAAAATCCAAAAAAGTGATTTTTGTAAACGGCTCCGAACCCTTACCCACAAGGATCGAAGGAAGCTTCGAATCGCTGTGGGCGGCGATGACTATGTCGTCCTCGTTGAGGAGAATTTCCAACGCGGCCAAGTCGCCACTTTGTTGGACGAATACATCAGAAACTAGATTAGATTTTTTGCTGACCTTGATTCTTGTCATCAAAAGAACCTCACCAAATAGGCAAAAACAAAGAAGTACGAGAGAAAGGAAAAGATCAAGGACCCATTCAATACTTTCATTCCCAAACAACTCCCGTTTGAGTTGAGCCCGAAAAAGTCAACGAAGGTTGCCGTCATAGTGACGCAAACTATGACGACCCCCAGGGTGATCGGGACTGCCGCAAACAAAGCGCAGACGACAGAAACCGACGACCTAAAAAAATCCTCCATGAAAACCCTTTCGATTCAGTCCTCTGATTTGTACTTAAGCTGGGCAAGCAAGCATTCGTCCGCGTCTATATCGGAACGCTTGCCGAGATAGATCGGCTGGTAGAGCGATCCACCCTTGTATGCGTAGAGGTACTTGACCTCCACAACGTCCCCCTTTTTCGGAACATCGAAGTTGGATGGGATGGTGACGTTGCCAACCCCAACCCCCTCAAGGGCCACCGCCACGCTCCTCTTCTGGTTCGCCTCCGTCACGACACAACTGCAGGTAGAATAGAACTTATGCTTGAGGTAATTGCCTCCGCTTGCGGGACGGCCTACGCTGTAGTGGGCGTCAAGGTGCTTGAACACAATCCCTTCCTTGTTTTCCTTGAGGAGGGAATTGTAGAGTTTCTTTTTGTCCTTGCCAAGGTGAATGCCCACAAAGACGAAATCTGCGTCGATGCTTCCCATCAAGGACTCAAGAACCTTGATCCTTTGGGCGAGCGACTTCTTCCTCAAGCATTTTCCGTCATGTTCAAGGATGTCGAAAATGTGGTACGAACTCCCGATGAGTTCGCCGTCGATGAAGAAGTCAGACTCGATCTTGGAGGCCATCGCGGCGACATTGTTGGGGACGCTGGCTTGCTTGCCCTTCCTATTGAGGGCCGTGACGGTGGACTTCTGCTTGCGGAGCATGAACCTCACCCCGTCGAGCTTTGGCTGAGCCGCCCAATCGTCGTTCTTAAGGAGGTTCATCGCCTCCTCCTCCTCTATTGGGTTGAGAAGGACGCACTGAATTTCGGTCGGAGTGTCGGGAAGATCCTTGGCGACCGGGATCGAACCCTCGCCCGTTGCTCCCTCAATGTGGCGGTAGCCCTTCGACATCTTCTCGCCCACGAGCTTGTTGAAGATGCTTCTCGCCTTTTCCAGGGTGACGGGAGAAGAGGTCTTCGACCCCGTGGTCAGAGCCGACCCCCGCCGGCCATACGCGAAGTTGACGACATAAAGATCCAGGGCCGCCTTCTCGATGGTGGCGTGGTAGACCTTGTCGCTCGAACCCTCTTTGAAATACAGATTTGCGGCTTCCATGTTTTTCTCCTTGTAATCCCCTTACCGCCTGGCGGCCGCCTTTTTGGGTTTGGAATTTTTGAATTCCAAGTATTTCTTCAGGCATTCGTGGTCGTCGTGCTTGCTTGAAGTGGAGAGGATGAAAAAATTCTCCACAACCTCAGGCAGGGCTCCCTTGATCACACGCTTGGCATATTCGTAGGCTTCCCGCATTCTTCCCTTCTTCGCGAAGATTTTGAACTCAACCTCCTCGTCGAACCTGCCGTGGTCGGCCGCGTAGTAGAGGGCCCACTTCGCGTCGTTCTTAAGGAAGAACGCATCGTCAATCTTCTTCCCCGTGAGGTAGCTAATGGCGTATTCCCTCTCCGCCTTGTCCGACTTCGAAAGTCGCCTTGGACTAAATGAGTCCCTCGTCACAACATGAGAATCGTCATATCCGAAGGAGGCTCCGACCATGTCAACGACCTCCCTGATGGCAGATATCGCCCTAATGTCGGAGATTTTTTCACCCACCGGATGATTAGACGCCGCCTCTTCCTCCTCGTAGTCTTCGAAGCCCTCGTCGCCCTCGTAGTTGTTGTCGTAGTCGATCCTGATGCCGTTGATTTTCAAGAGCCTCGAATGATCCGAGTAGTTGCTGTCGTCGTACTCGTTGGTCACGCTGAACGTGAACGTCTCCAGCCCGGGGACATCCTCGAAGAGGGCCACGATCAAGTCTTCCTTTGTGATGGTGTTTTCAAAAACCTTTCGCAGGTCCGAAAACTTGTTGAAATTAAGCATCGCCACTCCTGTATTTCTTCTGGTGTCCCACGTACTTTCCGCCGGTGATCTTATTGTATATGGCGAAAACGGCGTCGTCTATCGAGGAGGGAGCCGACTCATCGAATCCCTCCTCGAACCAGACGTATCCTTCGCCCTTCTTCTTCAGAGTGATGCCGTGTCTCTTGGCCCAGCTTTTTATTTCGTTCACCTTGAACATCTAGTTCATCCTGATCATGGTGTGGCCGTCGTTGGGGCACTTCTTTGATCCCGGCTGGCCGTATTCCTGGATCAGCTTGCATTTGGGGCATCTGTACTTGTAGGTCTTTGCCGCAAATGCGGAGCCTCCAAGGAAGGAAAAAACAAGAAGCAGAGCAACCGTTCGTCTGTTCATTTCTGACTCCTTTAACACCAAAGCACCGGTCCTTGCCTTCTACCGCCCGGCAAGGACTTTTTCAGGACGATCTCCGCGAGATCCTCGGGGCGGGGCAAATATTCCATAATGTCGAACCCTTCGGGAACTTGGTCGGAACGAGGATAGACTCCGGGGGAGGTGACGGGCATGTCCTCGGACATGAGTCTCTTGACGGGGCAGCAGACCTTATGGGACTGACCACCCATCCTAAACGGGAGAACGTGCTCGGGGTGCTTCGCCGTGGGGATCATAAATATCCAGTTGTCGAAGGCTCCTGCGATGTGGACAGGGAACGAATCATTGGAGAGAACGTCATTCGCAGAAACAAGGGAGATCAATTCTTCGATTGTCGTCTTGCCTCTCAGATCGAGGCAATTCGGAGGGCAATCCACATCGACCAGTCCCTTGTCCTCATCAATATGTGTTCCTATAAGGGCGCACTTCCTCTTTTTGGAGGCGAGGTCGATTACTTCCTGCCACCATGGTTTTGGAAATGTCCTGTTAGGCCATGTCTTTCCGGGGTGAATCAGGAGAAGCCCTCCTTCTGGACTTTTTCTGTCTGCCGAAAGAACCATCTGCTTGTCGAGGGAGGAGAGCGTATTTTTCATTGTGGAAATCGATATGAAATCGACCGGATGCAAAGATGTTATTCTGACTCCGAATTGCCTCTCGGCGGAAAATGTCTCCAAGACAAGGCTTCCCTCATCCGTCTCAATACTAGATTCATACGGATGAATCTCCGCTTCGAGATGTCGGAAGAACAAGGACTCGCCCACAACATGGACGCTCTTGTCGGGATGCCTCGCTATAATCTTACGTATGACAGGCTCGGCGCACAGCTGGTCGCCCAGGCCGCCTTGAACGACAACGATTATGTTTTTCACTTTTTTATCTCTTTGAAGTATTTTTTAATGAAATGGTCGAGCGGACTCTTAAAGCTGTGCATGACCATTGCTTGGTGCATGTTTTCGGGGAGCTTCTGCTTCACCACATGCTTGAAGTATTCGTAGCAGCATTCCGGGCTCGAGCACATGTGCTTTTCGGCCCTCTCAAACCTTGTCCTAATGATAAACCGGGCGTATTTGACGGCCCACGTGGGAGTCTTGGCGATTGAGTCTTCGCCCCTCTCGAACCTTCCGTGGAGAACCTTGAGGGCGTAGAAGTATGAAGCCTCGCCGCTCTGGGCTATGATGCCTTCCATCTTGGGGACAGGTCCGATTTCCCTTGCCTGAATATACGACTGTATTATGATCCAATCTTTCATGAATATTCTGTGAGTCCGAGTTCGGCAAGAACCTCCTTTACTGTAGCGTTTTTGTCGAAATTAACAAGTGTTCCTATTACATATTTCCTCGCAAACTTTATGAATTCAAAGTAGTCCGAAACTGTCGTGTCGTTTTCCTCGAAGCTCCTCATGGTCATCGCTGAGTGCAATGACCCCGGAAGAGGCCCCAAAATAACCTCCTTCGCGTAGTAGAGGCAGTGTTCCGGGCTGTCGATTATTGCGTTCTCTATGTTTTCTGGCGCTCTTCCCTTGAATACCGCATTGCAGTAGGAGACAAAATCATCCCCGTCCGTCTGGTTCTTCAAGAAATCCTCTTCCACATCGGGAGGCATTCTCTTATTGGATTGGATTGCGTACTGTACAGCCGTGTGTCCGTACTTCCAGAAGAGATTTTCATACTCCTTGGGAATTTCGGGAAACTTAGACGCGTAGAAGAGAGCCCTTTCGGCTCCGAAGTTGTAGGGGCTCTCCATGTTGGACTCGACGCACCGAAACAGCAACCTCTCCATGCGTTGCGGCAGCCTTCCGACGCGGCAGTAGTCGGTGAGCCACTTGACGACCGCCCGCTCCCTGGAGTCCTTTTTTTCCTGGATGTATTTGGGCCATTTTTCTGATTCGAGGACTTCGCACACGGAGTCCTCAAGTAATCCAGGAAGTCGCCCCTTGAAATTTTCGTCTTTTTCGAGGCATTTGGAGTACCTGAGGCAAGCATCTGGGTCGCCCAAAAAGAGACTTTCCACATCCTCGGGAAGGCGGCCCTTGCGCTTGGCCCTACGGAGCGCCCATTCCTTGTCAACTTGCCACTTGGGTGTTTTCATCGGAGTTTTCATCGGCAAAACTCCTTGATGTATCGGGCGACATACTCATTCCTCGGGTTCCTAAGCATCATCTGGTCATGGAGTTCCTTGGGAAGCGTGTGCCCAATCCCCTTGGCCAAGTAATACATCCAGACCTCGGATTTCATGATCTGCCGTTGCGTCCATCCATCCCAGTTGCCTCTTATCACAAAGTGGTAGTAGTTCACGGCGGCGGCCTCCTTCTTCGAAATGGTGGTCTCGGCCTCGATGAACCTGGACTTCATCACCTCTTCCGCATAAGTGGCGGCCCATTCGGGCGACTTGACAATATTCCTCTCGGCGTCGTGCCACCTTCCCTTTATCACATCCCTAGCGTAGCAGCAGGAACTACGACAGTCCTTCTTGATCGCATCCTCGGCAGAGTACCACCTCTGTTTGATAACGTCCTTGCAGTATAGGTAGGCGTTAAATGGATGGTTGGAAATCGAACTCTCGCCCATGACGAATGGGCCCTTGCAGACGTTCTTGGCGTACAAAAGGGAATAGTCGGCGTCCTGAGCCACTACATTCTCGTAGCTCTTGAGCCGTTTGCCCTTCTTCACAGCTTGATCGTAAACATCCTTCGGTCTCATGCTCTACCTTGACAACCGCCCGGCGGCCCAGTTCCCCGGCCTATCTGTGACAATTTGTCCAAAGCGTTCATTAAACTTTTCCATTCGACCAAATTTTTGAATAGGGCTCTTGATATATAAAGGTGTTCGTACTTTACACGGAGGTATAATATGAACACATCCAACCTGAAGATAGACGACGAAAGTAGCGACACAAAACAAAAGGTGTACTACGTGTCAAGGATCAATCCGAAACTTCCATGGCCTACTAACAGCGCTATTGCCGTGTTCGTATCCAGCGGAAATTTCAAGAAGTACAAGATTCTTGAGATAGGCGACCCCAATGTCAAAGTCGTTATGATCAAATGATTCCATGACAGATAAGGCCGTGCCCTTGCGTTGAGGGCGCGGCTTTATTCTTTTCCCCAACAAACTCGAAGTAACTCTTGATAAACTCGTCGCCCGGGCTTTCAAAACTCTTCATGACCATGAACTGGTGCATGTCTTCGGGAAGCCTTCCGTGAAGGACGTACTTGGAGTACATCATGGCCGTCTTGGTGTTCATGGAAAACACTTCCTCGTACCGTTTGGGCACTTTGCCCTTGAGGATATATATGGCATAGGTCAAAGACCAAAGCGGATCCTTGAACACCTTTTCCTCGTACTTATCTGGAAGCCTGTCCTTGAGGATTTCTACGGCGTAGCGGCAGCTTGCCTCCGCAGAGACAGAGCAGACCATATCCTCCTGAGTTCTAGTAAGCCTTCGAGCATCTTGGCAATGCTTGCCGAAAAGGTTTTCCTTGATCCACTCAGAAGGGTCAAAGTCCTTCTGCAAAATCTTCATGATCTACCACCTTTGCTATAGAGATAACTAGCAAGGCGTCATCCGTATCGCCCTCCTCCTTAACATAATCTCCGACGACCTTGTTTATGGAGCCTATCAACTTATCGACGCTCACGCCGCTCAACTTAATTGCGCACAGCATATTATTCACTCCTTGATGCTAAATATGGCATGCTTGGAATGCTCAAAAAACTCATCTGGGGGTTTTTGGACGAGGAGCTGAAAGCTCTTTCGGCGCCTCGATCACCTCAGTGGAAAAAACTTCGGGACGAACACTTGCGGGCACACCCCGCATGCGAGGTTTGCGGAAACTTGAAAAAGGTCGTGCCGCACCACATAGTCCCCGTCCACCAGGATCCTTCTAGGGAACTGGATCCGGGCAACTTGATAAGCCTATGCGAAGGCGACACGTTCAACTGCCACCTGTTCTTCGGGCATTTGCGGAACTGGTGCAAGGACAACAGCAATGTGGCGGAGGACGCGAGGGCTTGGAGGGAAAAGACCATGGGAAATCACCTCGGGCATTGAAACGACTCGGCCGCCTTGTGGTATCCGTCCACATACCCCTTCATGTCTCGATCTTGGTCTTCGGGAACGTCGGGGTGTGAGGAAGTATATGCAATCGCCACGGGCGGAGGCATGTAGGTTCCGGTCTGGGCGAGAAAGGCGTGGTATCCACGCATGTACCCTTTCCGATACGAATCCGCCTCGACTATGGCCTCCGACTTGTCAACCACGGGAAGCTCCCGAGCCGGAATCTCTATCTTCTCCTTGTTCTTTGTCGCAAGGGTCAGAAGTGCTAGAAGAACCAGGCCGCCGGCGGACATGTAAACCAGAACCCTTTTCATTTTCAATCTCCTCCTCCAAAAGTTGCATGAGGTGCATGGCCTCAAGAAAATCATCCCTGTTTTGTTCGATATCGTCTTTCATGTCTTCATCCCTCGCAAAAATAGCAAAAATTTCCAAAAATGTCAATTTCGAAGGCGCTTTTCCCTATGGAAAGCTCTAACGGGGCTGTCGAAGCTTTTCAGCGGGTGAAGCATGCAGGCGGAACGGACGGGGTCTTCCTCCGTGATCTCTGGCTTGTATCGCATCGGATAGGAGTCGGAATTTCCTCTCCATTGAATTCCGTCCCAAGCCGCAAGTTCCCCCACCTTGCCGCCGTAATGGGCGGCGAGCGTAGGGTACATGTACTCGCTCAGGTCATAGACCATCATCTTCTTTCCCGCGGCCGACTCCAAATTTATAGTCTGAATGAAGAAGTTGGTAAAGTTGAGAAACCTCTCGAAAAAGTTGTCGGCGGCAAGAGCCTTCATGAATTCAGAACTGAGGAACATTCCGCAACCGAGAAGGTAATGCACATCAAGTTTGCTCTTGGCGAAGACTTCAAGGAAGGGAAGCCTTTCGGCAATCAAACGGCGGTCGTTGCCCATGATCCAGAAGCCCATCTCCTTGCACTGTTCGAGTTGAAGCTTTGATCCAACAAGACAGTCATACTCCATGTAGCAGTACCAGTCGGCAGTGTCGCCCCAAATCTCCCATGCCTTCATCATGCCAAGAGCGACGTTCCTGACGGGTGCCGACTTCTTGCCGTGATTAAAGCCTTGAATCCTCATAAAGTCGCAGTTGTCGAACTGGCCCCATGAAAGGCCGTCCACAACAACGAGAACGTCGTTGGTCCAATAATGGCGGACGGATTCAAGCGTGTCTCTGAACACATCCGAATTTTCATGGGTTCCAAGAACAACCGAAACCTTCATGTATCCCGCCCCTCCTCGTAGACCGCCTTTACGGTGGGGAACCGGAGGGAAATCTCGCCCTGCTGGTTATGGGTCTCCTCGAAATACTGCACGTTGATTGTCTTTCCGACAATGTCCTTGGGATTCTTATAGTAGTGCTGCCGCTGTTCGATGCTCCATCCGCTTCCTACTCGGACTTCGTACCCTTTATGCTTGATGGTAACGCAAGAAAGCATCTCCTCCTCGCACTCCCTCCCATCAAGGACATATCGAAAGGGACCCATCTCTGCACTCACGACCTCGTATTCGGCGTCTGAGAAGTTCTTGCACTTGAGGAGGTCTTTGCTCCTCTTGCCCTGGTAGATCGCGTCCTTGCGGAGGATGAGACCCTCCCAACTCTTCTCGACCGCCTCGGCCATGAACTCGTCGTACCTCTTCCTGTCCTTGACAATGATCTGCTGCAGGACTTTGAGGACTAGGTTGTTTTCGGGGATGGCCTTCTGGAGTGCGGCGAGCCTTTCCGAAAAGAACCTCTTGCTCTTTTTGGAGGAGAACTCCGCCATGGTGAGCATGTCAAAAAGCCTGCAAGAAGGATTGGGGATCGTGAAGTCTTTCTTCCTGATCAGCTTCATTATACCTTGGAAGTTGTCAGTGTCCCCGTCGAGGAGGCAGACCTCGCAGTCGAAAACAACATTGTTGAATCCGAGCTTGGCGACCTCCTCCTCGACCTTGCCGAGGGTCTCAAACATCTTGCCTTGGCGGGAGAAGCATGAGACCTTGCCCGCGTCGTTCACCACAATTAGACAACGGACACCGTCAAGCTTGCGGCTGGCATACCAGTCGTCCTTAGAGAAGTTCACGTGCTTCTCGTCGAACTTCTCAGAAAGGGCGACCTCGAACTCGGGGATGAGGCCGGGAATGGCCTTATTGATGATCTTCTCGGCAGTCCTCGTCTTGAGATCTTTGTCGATCACGGAAAGAATGAGGTCCTCGTGGCCGGGATTGCTGGCGACAAAGGCGTTTACGCAGCCGACCGCCTCGTGGCCGGTGATGCACCTAAGCCGGAGGTCGTCGAGGAGGTCAAACAAACTAGGATACAGCCGGCCTCTCAAAGCCTTGTTCTTCTTGCACACCGAACTGGTGACGTGGAACTGGTAAAGCGGGTTGTAGGCGTAGAAGAACGCCTTTCTGACGAATTCGTCAGAAAGGTGCCTCTTGAGCGTATCCACCTTGTTATTGGAGCTCGAGTCGGCCTGAAGCTCATCCACCGCGACCTGAAGTTTTTCTAGCATGTTTGAGTCCTTTCCTCCCTTACCGCCTGGCGGCCGTCTTTTATGTTCGCCTCAAAAAATTCTATGGCCTTGTCCTTCATCTTGAACTCGAAGTCGAGGTCGAAGTCCATGCCGTAGGAGTTCGGTTCCGCCGTTGGGTAGTCGCTGTGGGCCCTGACGTTCTTCTCATCCCTGCTCTCGGAGAGATGGAAGAGGGGCGTGAAGCCGCCCCATGTCTCGTGGCAGAGTCGTAGGGCGGCTTCTTCCGAAAGCCCGTCGGGGTGGCACTTGTGGTGGAGGTAGTCGAACGTGACAGGCCTCCCAGTTCTGGAGTGGTAATGGGCGATCAACTTGCTGACCGACCATCCAGCGGGCTTGTCGTCGTTCTCAATGACGATTCTGGCACGGCAGTTCGGATCCAGCATGCCCATTCCCTTCAGGAACCTGTCGATGATCCTCTCGGGTTCGCCCTTGTTGTTATTGATATGGAGGTTGATGGGGGAGTTGTAGTCGGCGGGGCATCCGATTTGATCCATTATCCACGACTGGAAATTAAGTTCGGCAACAGTCCTTTCAAGGGACTCCTCGTTCTCGGACGCAAGCACATTGAACTGGTCGGGATGGGTGCTGATCCTGACATTATGAACCGATACATGAGACCTTATCTCGCCTAACGCCTCATGTATGAGTCCGTATTGGGGGAGGTCTTCGAGTGCCACCTCCGCCTTTTTGTAGGTAACAAGAGGGAAGAGGTTGCTGGATACCCGGTAGCAGTAGCCGCGTTCGCCACAGAACTTTATCGCCTCGAAGGTCGCCTCGATATTGTTGAGGATTCTAGAGCCAAGAACCTCCAAAGCCTCTTTGCGGGGCATCTTGGAGAAGTTAAAATAGGTGATCGTCTGGAACTTGCGGGGCGGGTCAAGCTCCTCAAGGCCGAGAACTATGCAGCAGACGCCCATTCGCACGTTCGCATTTCCTTGTAGAAGAAAAAAGCCCCCGCCGTTGCCATGGACGGCGGGGGCTTTCAATGAGCCAATCCCTTTCGGGAACTTTACGAAGTCAACTGGGCGACAACGTCGAGGAGCCTCTTGGCCTCCTTGACACCGCCCGCCGAGGAAATGAAGTCCTTGGCTCGGATCACATCGTTCACCCAGGCCGTATCCTTGGTAAGCCGGACTGTGACGCCTGTGGTGCGGGCGGGCTTTCGGACTACGATGCGGGCGGGCTTGCTAGACTTCTTCCACTTGCTGTTCATCTTCATCTTCACAAGGCTGACGAGCGTGGGGGTCACAATCGTGCCCTTGGCCTTCAAGGCTTCGGATACGGCCTTGGGGCCACGCTCAAAAGGCTGGACGGACTTCAGGTATTCACGAATCTTCTCGGACTTATTTTCCTTGACCTTCATCACAATCTCCCTAGTTAAAAATTTCACCGCCAACGCGACGGCGAACCATTTCAGACGGCGCCGAGGATGGACTTGGCCTCCTCAAGCATCCTCTCCTTCTTGTCCTCCGCACTGTCCGACACCGCGAACTTGACGCGGGAGCAGTAGTAGACGGGGGTGAAGACGGTAAGGATGACGCTAAGGTCTTCCCGGCTGCCGGCGTAGTTGCAGACGCGATCCAGGAAGTCGGGCCCATCGACCAGCGTGGGAAAGTAGCTCGTCCTGCCCTTGACGTTCGTCTGGAGGGCGAACCAACCATCGGCGGTGAGGCTGGAAAGGAGCTTGATACGCCCCACACCGTCAATCTCGTTGCCTTCGAGATCCTCGCCGTTGATGGCACAGAACAGAATCTCCGCCGCGGACATCTGCGTGGGCGTTGCGGGGTTGATCTTGCCCGACTTAACCTCACCCCGCATCAAGTCGGTGAAGTTGAGGCTCCACTGCGGGACAAAACTCACCTCGTTGCTAACGAGCCGTTCGGCGTTGGACTGGGGCAGTCCGAGGTCGGTCAGACCACGCACAAGAGCCTCTTCCGGCTGCTCGTCCTCCATCGTCTCGGGCATGTTGATCTTGATCTTGGAGCCGCCAGAGACGATGAACTGTCCCTCGGCGTCGAGACGGCCACCGGAGGTTGCCTTGATGGACGGGTTCTGGGGCTGGCTCTTGCTCTTCCACAGGACGTCCACGAACTTCTCGTAGACCGCCGAAGCGACATCCTTGGACTGAGCAGTCTTCTGGGCCTCGACGAGGTCGAAGATTTCCTTGCTGCAGGCGAAGTCGATGAATTTCCGCTGGGTCTCCCCATCGATATCGATCACGGCCCGGTCGCTGTCCTTCACCGCCTTGGTGTTGGGCTTGACCTTGGCTCGCTGGCGGTCGATCACGCTCGGGCGTCGGCCGGCAGCCATGGGGATGGAGTGCTTGACCTGCTGCTCGGTCGAGTCGATGGTCTTTTCGGGGGTCTTAGTCGTCTTTGGCATAGTGTTTCCCTTTCGCCTTAATTGTAGTTCAGAAAAGTGACTTGTAAAGCAACAACATACTGACCGCCTGGCAGGCGGCTTTTCAGGAGCCTCAACTAATTATCTTGTAGACGATGTGGGCGGCTCCGTAGAAGATGCCGACACCGACGACGAAGCAGAATACGGGCGGGCAGATCAGGCAAACCAAACCTACGCACAGAACATACTTGGTGGTGCTGTCCATTGTTTTACTCCTTGTGTTTGAACTACCGCCTGGCGGGCAAGTTTTCAGGCTCATTAATTTCAAACATCTGACGGACTTGTTCGGGCATGGCGTTCAGGCCGCGGTTGGAAATCCCACGCTTGTCCAGCTCGGCGAGTCCCGCTCTGGTGATCGTGTAGCCTCGCGTGGAGACGGCCACAAGGGCTTCTTGATCGGGAGTCGAGGACATGAGAGGGGGCATGATGAACTTCCTCAGCTCGTCCTCCTTGACATGGACGATGAAAGGAAGCTGCGACGACGACACGGGGCTCTGGCCGAGGGCCCGGAGAATGCTCACCCTCGAAAGCGTCATGCCATGATCGTCGATTCCGTGGTCTCGGGCGACCGACTTCGCCACAGACTCCCAATCATTGCACCCACTCATTTCATACTCGACACGCATGTCGCGGGCGAAGGCCAGAGCCTCGCGGGGCACTTGCGAGTTGTACTTAGCGACGAGAAGGCAGACATCGTTGCTCCAGTCGGTGTTGTTCATCTGGATGATCTCCGCCATCTCCTGCCGCGAATAGAGCCGGAGGTTGACCTTCTGGAAGCGGGTGTCGAAGGCATCGAAGAGGTCGCCTCTGTCGGTGGTGGCGATCATCCAGCAAACCTTGTCGGTTCGCACCTCGAACCCCTCCTCCGTGACCATGACCCTGTCGTTGGGCTCGGTGGCCTTGAGAAGCCCCTGCACGACGGAACGCTTGAGGTTGTGAACCTCGTCGATGAAAACGATCATCGGGGGAAGCATGTATCGGCTGCCATCGTACTCGATGAGCGAAATCCTCTCGTCGAACTCCGCACACTTCCGCTCGATCTCTAGGAACAGATCATGGGTTCTGCGGATGCTCTGCGGCTCGACGCTAACGAACGGGATTTCCAAGACGTCGGCAAAGAGCTTGGCGAGGTAGGTCTTGCCCGTGCTGGCGGGGCCACACAGAGCGAACGAATAGTCGGAGCAGTCCCGGTCGGTCTTGCCGAGAGCACAGAACAAGGCCCGGCTGAGCCTGCTCACGGCCTCCTTGTTGCCGATAAACTTGTTAAGGCCGAACTCGGGATTGTCGGGCGAAACAAGCCAGCGGCGGGTCTCAACGTCTTCGGGCACAAATGTCAGTTCGTTCTGCATCTTTTTGTCTCCTTGTATGGGAAGAACCGCCCGGCAGCCATATTTTTAGTCGTCATTGCAAATTTTGGCAATCTTCTCCTTTACACGCCTGAACGCGAAGGTGAAGGCCATGCGGCTGTAGGGCTTGTTGGTATCGGGATTGATGAGATTCTTGGAGATGGAACCCAGGCCCAGACCAGAACTAGAAGACTCCAGAAACCCCTCAAGGACGGCCCGCTCGAGCCCAGAAAATTCAAGTTTCCTGACGCGGGCCAAAAGGCCGGAATCCTTTCCGCCGGGCTCGGCGGCCACGGCAAGATCCGAAAGAGCCGCAGAGCTTTGAGCCTTGCACAAGACCGCCTGCAGCTTCGATGCCTCGGAGGAGGAAAGGTTCATTTCACGCACGACGGAATCGAAGTTCGCACCTTCTCTAGACGAAAGTTCGCGGTATTTAAGTTTGAGCCTGACCGATGACGCAGAAAGGCTCGAAAGCCCATTCGTGCGACAGCATACTTTGGAAAGATGGCGACTGACGCACCAGTGGAGAAAGGTGCAGAACCTCACGTTGGGATTGATGAAGTGCGTCGTCGCCCGTTTCGATGCGGCATATGCCTCCCCGATCAAATCTTCGTGCGAAAGGCATACGTCCCGATTCTTCCGGCTCCAGCGACGGACGATTTTGTTGATCATGTTGGAGAACGAACTCAGAAGCTCCCACTCCACCTTGCCAACCAAGAGAATTTTTTCGGCGTCGGCGAAGGGAATCACGACTCCTCCCACCTCAACATCCTCCTTGGGGCGGAAGGAGTCGGAAACCATCTTGAGGAATGAAACCCTGCTGTGCTTCTTGATGCCAGAAGCCCGCTTCATTTTTTCATGGTGTTCCTTGAGGAGCGCGTTCCCGTCCCGCAAAATGTCCTCGATCTCCATCTTGCGGGATTCGCTGATCGGCGTATGTGGAACGAGGCATTGAAAATCACGTTTCATTGTGGCTTCCTTTTTTAGTGGATTTAGCATCCATACCGCCAGGCGGCCGAAAATTCAGGTTCACAGGAAGATAGCACAGAAAACAAATGGGTCAACACCCATAAAGTTTTTTTGGATAGCGAAAAATGAGGAAATCCTTGTAAAATTTGAATATCAACAGCCTTATTTTGTTCGGATTTTATTTGTGCAGGGCATTTTTGTCATTTCTTGGCTATATTGTATTGTCATGGAAAGAGTGAGCTTAATTGAAGGAGACACCCCGGTTTTGATCGTTGCTCCGCATGGGCCAGACGACACCAACACCGACTACATAACCGAGACCGTCGCCTCCGAGTTCGGGGCGTATGCAGTCATAAACAGGGGCTTCAAGAGGGCTCAGACTGTTGACTACTGGAAGGATTTGGCGAACTGCAACGATGTACGACACCTCCATTCCGACGTGGTAAAGGAAGAATTTTTAGACCCAGTGCTCAGGTTCACCAAGAGGATAGAGAAAAAATACGGGGAAAGACCCTTCGTTCTGATCCTCCACGGATGCTCCGACATCGTCCGCCAGATCGCGGACGACGAAGATCTGGACATGATAGTCGGATATGGAGATGGCGATCCACCCTCCTATTCATGCACCTCAAGGTTCAAGAATGCGTTCGTAGACAACCTAAAGAACGAGGGCTTCGGGGTGTATGAGGGCAAGTCGGGAGGGAACTACGCGGGAAGATCGAAAAACAACCTCAACCAGCTGTTCAACCACTGGTACCAAAGCTTCGACGTTGATTCCATGCAGCTGGAGATAGTCAGGGGGCTCAGGTGCGATGACTTTATCCACATCACGATCGGCGGTCTGATATCGGCCATAGACGCCCAGATGATGCTCGACGACACCACCAAATACAATTCCGACGAAACAAAAAAAATATGAATTGCGCCCTAGTCGTTCAGACCTGCGACAAATACGAACCTTTTTGGGGGGGATTCTTCAACTTCATGCGGAAGCATTGGGATCCAAGCATAGGGTGCCCAATGTACTTCTGCAACGAGGAAAAGGACATTGATCTCCCAGAATGCTTCAAGCAGATCAAGACAGGAAAAGGAACTTTCGTGGAAAACTTGAAGTTCATACTCTCAAGAATCGAGGAGGAGCATGTCTTCTACATGCTCGAGGACTTCTGGCCCACCGCTCCAATGACCTCGGGGATGTTCAGCAAACTTTACTCGCAGTTCCTTGAAAATGACCTGGATGCCCTCCAAGTCAGCACCTATCTTCCCTACTACGACCTAGAGAGTTTTGGCGAACTCTTGAGGTTCAAGCCAGAAAGCGAATGGACATTCAACTTTCAGACGAGGTTCTGGAAAAAGGAGTCCTTCGCCTCTTGCCTCACAGAACCCGACATATCTGAAAGCGTCGTCAGTTCGGCCATAACCGCCGAAATAGCAAGCGACAAAGTGGCGAGGGAGAAGATGAAGTTGAGAGTCTGCCTACACCATTACTTCTGGTATCCAATAACGGGAGTGGCCTACCGTGGACAACTTACGGAAATAGGCAAGCAGATGGAAAATGTTGCAAATATAGACAAGATGGTTCAAGAAAAATTCAGCCTACCAGCCTCATCTTGGTGCATTCCTCGATGATATTTTCAGTGTGAAAATAAACGTGGCCCGAGGAGTCATCCTCTATTCTTTTTTCGCTCACAACAGTGATGACGCCCAGTTCGCAGTCGCAGTTCTTTATCGTCATCATGGCCGCGTGCTTGTGGCTCTTTGCGTGCAACGACGTGTCCATTTTTCCAGACTGAACATAATAAAGCATGGCATCCTCCTTGAGAAGGGGTATCATACCAAAAAGGAAAAAAAGAGGCCAGAGCAAAATGTCAGCAACAACCTCCTCCTCCTCCTCCTCCGACCCCGCATTTGTCCGGAGCCAGGCATGATGTGTGCTTCGACCCCAAATAAAACAATATCCCAGAAGGGGTGACTTCCGCACCGCCCAGAGGATATTGCGAGACTACGGAATCTTCGTATTCGACCTCGACCGAAAGGTCATCAAACTGAAGCAGCGGACGGGCGAACTCAATGATCTTCGCAAGTTTCGTTGTCTTGAGTCGATGGTCAAGATCGTTGGCCACCCACACTTGCAGAACGCACGATGTCCGCGATCGCACGGTGCCACCACAATCAACAAAGTCTTTCTGAACGCGGCCGACTTCGGTGATGTGGCAGTGTGCCGGCACGAACGATTTGTCGGGGAGCATCCAGTGAATCCGCACATCGGGATTTGACTTCAATACATCAGATAATTCTTTGATATTCATTAATTTATACTCGGTGGAACAATAATCCATCTTCAGAATTTTTATTTTCTATTAAGTTTCCATCTTGAAGTATATTAAAACTTCTGATAATTTCTCCTTCGCTAAAAACTATGATTTTGTTTTTTATCTCCATCCAAAGCATTCTTCTGTTTTCGAACTTTACCTTAAATATATTGTTGCTTTGAAGTTGAAAAAGTTGCAAAAAATCTTCAGTTTCACAAATAAACTTCAAATTCTCCATAGACTTCTCTTTCTCGCCCATCCCAGAAATCAATCTTTCCAAAAAGAGAAAAGGGATGTTTGTTCTCTCAAAATTATCCCATAATTCATCCCTCGATATCATGTGTATGTGATTTAAAATGCCACCTGCAATGCTAAAATCTGACACTAGAGGGCGGTGACACAAAAAGGGACATTCGATGCAATATATCTTCGCCAAAGAAGCAGCCAAGGCGAGAGCAACATCGGTAACACCACCTTCCACATGGCTTCTTTTTTTAAGTAGTGCCATGGACATTTTATTTGACAATATGGTTTTCATGGCAGAACACGAGAGAACACAGCATTCGATTTCATGCTTTAAATTAACAAGTATTTTCTGACGACTTCCAACTTCTTTCTTGTATTGCTCTAGAGCATCCAACTCTGGGCCTCTATCCATGTCTTTCGGGGATTCTTCCGTGCCAAGGTAAAAATCCTTGTTGTGGTCATAAAATTCGTCAAGATTTTTGATCAGCCCATCAATATCTGTCGAAGAATCATCGTCCAATCTCATTATCCATCTAGACTTCAAATCTTGAGGATTCATTTCAGAAATAAATTTGAATATATTTCCAACATAATTAGGCGAATCAATATTGTGAACTTTTACAATTACATTTTCTGGCCATCCAGTTTCGATGTCTTTGATTTGTTCGTTGTTTGAAAGGATAAGGTTCAAAATTACGTTATTGTCGCCGACATTAATGATGCCATATTTTTTAAAGTCTTCTATTCTTTTTTCATGCTTTTCGCATGCCAAAACAATCATTTCTAGGTCATATTGCATAACTATATTATAGTATGATAGACCTCAAATACATAGTAACTGGCACCGGGCGTTGTGGAACTTTGTACATGGCCAATCTCCTCACGACCTTCGGATTTCCTTGCACTCATGAGGGAATATTCACCATTGAGGGCGCGCACAGGGCATTGGAAATAGTGGGGGGACGGCTTCCTGCCGTAAGCAGCAAGACTTCTAAAAAGCAGAACCTTTCGGACTACGAAATGGAGATAGTTGCAGAATCGAGCTATATGGCCGCACCCTACATGCTCAATCTATTCGATTCGGCAAAAGTGATTCATGTCGTTAGGAATCCATTTGCAGTCATCAAATCTTTCATAAAAAGGCTTGGCTATTTCAGAAATCGATTTCCACAAGAAGACCCAGAAGATCCGCACCAAATCCATTTTGAAAATTTCATATACAGACACCTCCCAGAACTTCACGAAGAAATGTCTCAGACGGAAAGGGCTTGCCTTTATTATGTCCGTTGGAACAAAATGATCGAATCTAGCGGAAAGGTGAAATACTTCCACAGAATAGAGGACGATGCGGAAGGACTAAAGAAGTTCTTCGATTTCAAGGGCGAAAAATACTACAAGGAAGTATGCAATATCATGCCCGAGAAGGAAAGTGCCGAAGATTGTCAGATACGAAATATAAATCCATGGATCAAACAAGAACTGTTTGATATTTGCAAGCGATATGGATATATGAAGATTTAATTATCAACAAGATGGTATTTCGAAAGAGCCTCAAAAAGAATCTGCAACTGTCTCTCTCCAAAATTATTCAGCGCAAGCAGCTCCTTCTTGGATTTTAACAGCAAATCTTCCATCTCATTGATGCGATTCATTTGAAGAAGGTTTATAAGTCTTTGGCTCACCCCTAGTTGCTCTAGATTGGACACCGGATGACGGTCGGCAGCGGACTCTCTCAAGGCTCTGGTGGCCTCGTTTGGAATTGTGGCAAGTGTATACTTCATACATGCTCCTCAAGCGGCTTTAGGAATTTTTGATAAGCAATCTTCTCCGCGCACAAACTTCTCATCGATGATTATAGTGAAGTTCGCATAATCAGCAAGATCAAAGATGATAGGATTAATAATCTTGGCAACCACTCCACGCAGAGCCCTGGCGCCTGTTTTTTCCTTCGATGCGATCTTGGCGATCTCTTTGATGGCCGCGGGCGTAAAATTCAACTCCACGCCAGAATAGAGAAATTGCTTTTTGCATTGCTTCAAAAGGGCATTCTTCGGCTCGGTGAGAACATGGCACAGTTCGTCCTCGGAAAGTTCCCCGACGCAGGCGTGGATGGGGAGGCGTCCAATGAACTCGGGGATCATGCCGAATTCGATGAAATCCTCGGTCTGAGTCCTCTTGATGAGTTCATTTTTAGAAAGGTCAGAATCCTTGCTTTCGCCACCAAACCCTATCCTCTTCTGACCAAGACGTTTCTTCACTATTTCTTCGATCCCGACAAACGTACCTCCGCAAATGAAAAGGATGTTGCTCGTGTCCAACTGAATGAACGCTTGTTCAGGATGCTTCCTGCCGCCTTGAGGGGGGATATTGCACACGGTTCCCTCAAGCATCTTGAGCAGTGCTTGCTGTACGCCTTCTCCCGAAACGTCTCGGGTGATTGAGACATTCTTGTTCGACCTTCCTATCTTGTCGATCTCGTCGATGTAAAGTATGCCCACTTGTGCCTTGGCAACGTCCATATCGGCCGCTTGGAGGAGTCGGAGGAGGAGGTTTTCGACGTCCTCTCCTACATAGCCAGCCTCGGTGACAGTGGTCGCGTCGCCGATCGCAAAGGGAACATCAAGAATCTTTGCCAAGGTTGACGCAAGGAGCGTTTTGCCACAACCCGTCGGGCCGACGAGCAGAACATTGCTTTTGTCGATTTCAGTTTCTGCAAGATCTTTGTCCACGAGCATCCCACTCCACTGCCCGTCCATAATCCTCACGTAGTGATTGTACACGCTGACCGCAAGGCTCCGCTTTGCCTCGTCCTGGCCGCAGATGTGCCGGTCGAGCTGTTTGACGATCTCGCGGGGGCTTTGGAGCTTCATGTCGAAACCCGAGTCGCCTACGTTGCTTTTGACCATTGAGTTCGCTGTCTGAAGGCATTCGACGCAGATGTAGACCTTATTAGAATCGCCACCCTCCACGAGGTTGCCGACTTGCTTCGATGACTTTCCACAAAAATCGCATTTTTGTGCGACAATTTTTTTTCTCGCCATAAAAACTCCGTTTTGAAATTGATGACCTTATTGTAGTCTCATGTGTCGGTGCGTAAAGCTTCGGGAAGAAACTTAAACCATTTGTTGACGATATAAGACCTGTTGTTCATCGACTCGTCAAAAATCTCCTTGTTCTTCTTGAGCACTTCGATGGTCGTCTTGTGTCCGTGATGAACCACGAGATCCGTGGAGAAGCAAGCGTATATTTTGCCGCCGGCATCGCGAATCCTCAAGGAGAAGTCGGAATCCTCGCAGTAGGCAAATTTCAAGTTTTGTTCATCGAAAAGACCGAAGCAAAGATGTGTGGGTTTCGAAATGCAGAAGCAGTAGCCGCACACGTAGTCCACAGATCCGCCGAGACCATACCTTGACCCAACTCCCAATTCATTAAGGAAGCCACCGAGAAATCCAACTTGAAGAACATCGGAATTATTCATCAAGAAGCCAATGAGAACCTCGTCCCAGCTCGGCTCGACCTCTGTGTCTGAGTTTAGCAAGATAATCCAATCAGACTTCGCCTCTTTTGCCATGACATTATTCGGAATTATGAAGCCGATATTTGATTCATGCCTATGAAGATGAACGTTGGAATTACTCTCTGCAAACTCCTTAAGGTATTTTGCAGTCTCGATTTCGGAACCATTGTCCCACAAATACAAGTCAAAGTTCTTGGTGTTCTTAAATATCGAATCCAAGCATTTTCTTATGTAATGATACTGATTGTGGACAACAATCAGTATGTCCTTCTTGGTGCCTTTTGCGGCCACCGACCAATTGAATTCTTGTCTGATTTTTTCGAGTTCCATATAATAAAATGAGCCGTCAAGGCAATCCTTTTCCTTGACGGCTCATCTCTCTTTTTAAAAAGAACTATTCGACTTCGTCCTCTTTGCCCAATGAGGCGATCTCCGTTTCAAATTCACGGACAAGGTCGGAAACACCCCCGTCCTCGTCCTCGTCCTCATCCTCATCCTCATCCCCATCCTCGTCCCCATCCTCGTCCCCATCCTCGTCCTCGTCCCCATCCTCGTCCTCGTCCCCATCCTCGTCCTCGTCCTCGTCCCCATCCTCGTCCTCGTCCTCGTCCCCATCCTCGTCCTCGTCCTCGTCCCCATCCTCGTCAGAAGCGACAATAATCCCATCCTCAGAATCCATCGGAGAAGCAAACTCCATCAAGATTTCCGCAACATCCTTGTTTCCGACAAGGATGCCGTTGAGGACAGCAAGGATGGCATTAAGAGTCTGAACTTCGATGGAAAATTGATTTCCTTCTTGATCCATGAGCCGCCCCTCACTGTCCACCATCTCCATGATGGTTTTGATATAAACAGAATCAACTTTTTTGTGACTGATGGGTTTCGCTACGTGATTCTTCTCGAGATCCTTGAAAGTGGCGGTCGCGGGCTGAGCTGTGAGTTTTTTGTGCTCATCATCACTTGCTTCCGCCCTCTTCTTAGCACTCTTCGACTTTTTCGAGTGCTTGTCGGCGGACTCATCGTCTCCTTCAATCTTGGCGATCTCGGCGGAGGCTTGCTGAACCTCTGCGTCCTCGTCGGCCTTCTGCTTCTTGGCCGCAACCTGCTTGATCTTCTCGTGGTGCCTGACCTCGGCGGATTCCTTGATCTTCTCCAAGAGTTCCAGGCGCTCCTCTGCGTTTTCAATCAGAGCGAGGTGGAGGGCCACCTTCCGGTTGATCTTTTCGGAGCGGAAGTGATCAAGGCACACCTCGTCAAGGCCACAAATCTTCTCGGTCTCACGGAGCCAACTGATGGACTTGCCCGTGACCTTGAGAATTTCTTGGTCATCGTATTCCGCATCCCGCAAGGTCTTCACGACGCTTAGATTCGCGAGGTCGCCGATGATCTCGCTAGTCTCGTTGGGCTTGAGGGCCACCCGCAGAGCCATGGAATCATCCATGAACTCAATCCTACAATCCACCCAATCGTACATTTCGCTAGCGGATTTGTAGTCGCCCGAGGCCGAATCAACGCACAAAGAGTCGTTCTTACAAAGAATTTCTAGGCAGCGGAACCGCCGCTCTCCGTTGACAACCTCAAGGTGGTTGCCAGAGACGCGGAGACGGATAGGATTCTCCAGTCCTTCCTCCTGGATGGAGTTTCTCAACTCCTCCATCTTGGACTTTTCGATGCCTTTGGCCTCAGGCTTGCCGTCCTTGTTGACAAACCACCTAGGGTTGCCATATACAAGTTTCCCATCTTCTACCGACAACCCAGACTTTGCAAGTTTAATCTTGTCCCGCTTGACCCTAAACAAGTTTCCGTGCAGATGCTTGACTTCATCGCCGAAAATTTCCGATATCTTGGCAATCGTCTTCATAGAAACCTCCGTGTTCAAAAATGAAAAAGAACCCCCGCCCCTCAAGGTAGCTAGTGACCACCATAGGGGGACGGGGGACGAGTATAGTCCGAACCTCTCATCAGTCAACCCCCCATTCAAAAATTGTAGTTGCCGCCAGAATGGGGCTTCCTGCAACGAATTATCCAGGGGACGCTGTATTGTTTTTGACCGAAATTGTCGATGAAGGATCGAGCCTTGCGGAGGATTAATCCTTCAATTTCGTCCAAATGCAAAAATTCTTGGAAGTGTTCTTGAAAATTGTCTTTCCATGTTTCTGCCATCCAGATGTCGTCCGTCACCTTCAGTGCGATGCCGCGAGCGCCCTCAAGTTCAGTCGGATGTCGACATATTTCAGAAAGAAGATCAATTCTCTGGGATTGGTCGAGTTTTTTGATCAGATAAGAACCCGCATGGAGAACGTCAAAAAAGACGACCTTCCCCTTGTAGGACTTGTTCTTGGTCTTATGGTCGAGAAGCTCTCCATTGAGCCAGTAATCTTTCCCCGGCTCTAGGTTCAAGGAAAGTATCTGCTGAATATGGCTCTTGGAAAGCGAAAAAATGGATGGAGGAGTGCCGTGCCGGGTAAAAATCCCGACCTTTCTGTCCTTCGATACGTATAGAAGGATGTGGGTTCCGTTGAACTTCCGCTGCGCAAGCCATTCGCTGGTTCGCTCGTATTCCTCGAGTTTGTGCGAGGAAATCTTGGACTCGGGATGGGGCGGGTAGAGCAGTGGCACGGATTTTTCTCCTCGCAACCAATTCTAGCTCATTCGCCCAAGGCGTAAAGTCACTCTACGGAAACTTCTTTTTTGGCGTCCAGTTCAGATCTTAATATGACCACGTCCTTGTCTGCTTCCACGCCGATCCGAACCTTGTTCATGTTGTCGATTCTCACCACGGTAAGACGGATGTCGTCGTGTCCCGGAATCCTCATGATGATGGTTTCGTCCTTTTTTCTGCTCAAAACTAGCATTTCAGTCTCCTTTGAAGTTCCTTGCCTATGAACTATAGTAGCAACCTTGGAAGAAATTTTTCTCCAAAAAAATGACCCCTCCAATGAGGTTCATCCGAAAAAATCTCGGCATTTCCGTGTCTTCCTCAAGCGAGTCAAGATCATTTTCCCATTTTTCACAAAATGCGTAAGTGCTTGCGGCACAAAGACTTGCAGAAAAATCAAGGAAAAAAATGAAATCTGGGGGTTTGACGTTTGAATTCTGGCGCGTATAGTCCATTGCAAGGTTAACAAGGGAGTGCTTAACTAGTGCGGAATTGCTTGGATTAGCCCATGCTAGACGGTTCCGCTTCTGACCTTTTGTTGGGCACTTGAGAAAAAGGAATTTTGTTATGGCTACGCTTGATACGCTTCTGAAGATTCGAGAAATCGCCATCTCCAAGATGGACGAGATTATCAGAAACTTCGCAGAAAAGACAGATGTTCAAGGAACCGAGGAGCAGTCCTCGCCGCCGGCCGAAACTTCGGCTGTCGCTGTGGTTCCGGCCGCCTCGGCACCGAAGACCGTAGAGGTGTCTGAGACGAAAATCAGAAAGGGCTGGAAGGGCGGCGTCAACAAGTCGCAACTGATCCGCGACTACTTCGCCGAACATGGAAAGGACTCTCGGCCGAGAGATGTTCTGGCGTACTTGAAGGCGGATCATGGAATCATCGTAAGCCCGGTTCTCGTGTCAATCATCAAGAACCAGATTGGCGGAAAATCCGTCAAAACAAAAAAGTTCAAGGCTCCAAAGGCGAAGGCCAAGACCGTGCGGCATAGGGCTTCCGATCTTCCTCTCACGGCTCTGTGCGTGGAACTTCTCAAGAACTCCCGCGACGGGTTCAAGTTGAGCGAGATTGTGACCAAGGCAGAAAGGGCGGGGTACAAGTATTCCGGCAAGCGTGGCCGGGAGGGCATTGTACAGAATGTCTACCAAGCTCTCCGAACCCTCAGAGAGCGGAAGACCCACCCGGGCTATGTCGGAGAAGTGTCGGTCATCATCCACGATGAGGCCAGCAAGCGGTGGAGGCTGAACCCGAAGGCCAAGAGGAAGACCGCAGCCTGATTCGGCGTCCTCCCTTTCATAAGTCACAAGGCCCGTCCCGCAAAAAGGACGGGCCTTGCTGTTTTTCAAGCTCTTGTGGACTCTAATAAGGGGATGAGCGAAAAAATACAGAAATCACGACCGCTGTCCTTCAAACCTTTTTCCAGATCGGCAGTGGACATACTGATCCCGTTCCACTCCCAATACGAAAGGGTGTCGGAACTGATTAAGAGCATTCTGTTGTCTGTCAAAAGCAACCCCTACCAGATAACCTTAATAGATGACGCCTCGGAAAACAAGAACTTCGGCGAGGAAATAAAGAAACAGTTCAAGAAGGCGACGCCAGAAGGGTTCAAGCCGCAAGTTCAGTACATCAGGAGCGAGGAGCAACTCGGGTTCGCGGCCGCTCTGAAACTTGGATTTGAAGCCACGAGCCAACCATGGGTTCTTTTTCTACATTCCGACTGCTTAGTGGAAGATTCAAATTTTATGATCAGCATGGGCCAGTCACTTCTGAATTGGAAGCAGGAGGGATCTCCCGTGAAGATGGTATCCGCCAGATCAAATAATCCTTGCGGATGCGAGCCGGCAAAGTCCGAGATGCTCGACATAGGAGGCAAGGACACGGTTCTCGACGAAACAATGCCCCTTTTCTGTGCCATGTGCCACAGAGATTTATTCGAGCGCATAGGAGGGTTCCTAAAACCCTATCCCTACGCTTGGTACGAGGACGAGGAGTTGTCGCACAGAATGAAAAAGCACGGGTTGCTCCAAGGAATATCAGCAAAGGCTTGGGTGAGGCACCAAGGCGGATGCACAATAGACTATGTCTGGAACCGGCATCCCGAATCAAAGAAAATTATGGAAGAAAACCATGGACGGTGCCTTTTAGACATGAGAAGATTGTAAAAAGGAAAAAATCACTTCTTTTCTTGGGTCAATATGCATTCTGATGGTGATAAATACCATTGGACATGTTCTTTACACAAGGAGGAAAAAATGTTTTACTGTCGCAAGCCCGCAGCCCGGGGAGAGACCAAAGGCGTCCTTACAACTTTGACTCAGCACTGCGCTCGTTCGAACAGCAGGGTCAACAAGTTGTGCGGAGGATGGAAGTATTTTATGGCCGACTGCCCCAAGAACAACATGCTTTGTTCGGGAATGTCGGGAGCCTGGGTCGCAGCGGTCACCGTGTGCGGTCAGCGCCTCTACTAAATTCGCCTATGGCGATTTGGTTCCAAGACAGTGAGGCCGGATTCCGAAAGGTCCGGCCTCATTTTTTTAGAACGTAGTCTACGAAGCACTGGGACATCTGAAATGAGGGCCTTCCGTTCTCTCCCCACTCCTTGATCCCAAAAGCCTTGAGAATCCTGCCCTTCACGAGAGGGTTCTCAGAGAAGAAAGGCTCCACCTCCTGAGTGTCAATCTCATGTTCGGAGTCCTTTACAAGACCAGCGTCTTCTATGGCCTTGCCGTATGTGGCCAAAGGAGTCGTGACCTTATGTCCATATTCAATCTCGACCCCAAGACTCTTCAATTCATCTTGATCAAGAACAAGGTGGACGAATGCCTTGTTGATCTTTCTGTAGGCATGTCCTCCATGCCTACAGCACCAAGGATGACAGCGAAGATAAATTTTGCCCTCATCGGAAAGAACTGACTTGGCTTTCAAGAGTATTTCGCTCATTGAATCTTGACTCGCATGATCCAACACATCATAAATCACAATCGCATCATATTGGCCCTCGAATTTCACTTTTTCAAAGTCCGTGGTCAAAAGAAGATTGTTCTTTAGTTGCTCCCATTCAAATTGCGATTTTGTGGATTTTTCTATGTCATACCCAACTGATAGGGTGGCATCATTCGACAAATGCTTTGCGATATGTCCCTCTCCGCAACCAAAATCAAGTATTTTTTTGCCGCTAATTGGCGGAAGGAGTATGTCGCATATTCCTTGAGCTCTTTCTTCCTTGTCTTTTTCTGAGTTCTCGTCGGCAATCTGTACTTCAAAGACGGCTTGAGGCCAATCTTCGGACTCTAGAAGCGACTTGAGGATCAAGAAATCCTTTTTTTCAACAACAAGACTTTCGCCCGAAGTTTTGGAAGCAGTTGAAAGATCGCCAAGTGCGGAAAAGAATTCTTCGGCTTGCAAAATAACCAAAGAATTTTGGTGCGCTACGACGTACCTAGTCGGATTCTCCAATACGGCCAAAGCTTTCTTGCCTTCAGAATCTTTTTCCACAAGAATGCTTAGAAGATGAGACTCTGCCGAGTCACTTGATACAAACGATTTTTTTTCAATAAATCCATCATCTACCAGAATCGTCACATTTGTTTCTGCCATGAAATTATCATAGTTAAAGCACAGTCTTTTTTAAGAACGAAATCCAAGAATTCTCTCGTTGTCCATTGTTAACCATGTGATATCCTTTTACATTTCTTGTTAATTCTACCCCGTCACATATCATTATTTCGCTTAAGGGTATTTCTATTAGATTTTTTTGCTGGCATAGAAGAGAAGCCACAAAGCCTTGCTCGTCAAAATACTGATCCCATTTAATTTCTTCTATACCAACAAAATTAAAATTTGGCGGCACTCCAAACAATCCGCTATTTAGCCTAAAGCCTGGCTTCACTTTAGAATCAAATTGACCATAATTTCTGTGGAGAGACCGAGAGTAAATAAAATGATTTTTGTTTTCAACAAAATTTAAGATTTTATCTATTTTGTCTATAATTATTAGGTCGTGATCAATAAAAATTTCATGCGTTTTTATATTCAACCTAGGTGGATATAATTTCCAAGAAACTCCCTTGGGAACATCCATATTTTTTATATGAGATTGTTGGTAAAAATTAACGTTTTTTATGTCAAAAAATTCTGATTCATTTCTACCATTAAAACACAAAAAATATTCAAATTTATCACCATATATCAATTGAAAATTTTTAATTGATTTTCTTAAAATCAAATCATCGCACAAGTATTTTTTTGGTCCGACAGTCCATCTTATTATAGGTTTCATATTTTTTTGTACAAATCAGAAGAGCAAAATGAATTTAAAAATGATTGTATTTTTAGATTATTTTTGTTCATGTTTTTTAGATATTTGTTGGCAGAAATTATCAATGAATGATCATTTATTTTTTTTGAAGCCTCTTCTATATCATCATAATAACCAGGATACCCTTCGCCAAGATATTCAATGCAACCAGGTATTTTATTGACAATTATAGGAACATTAAGTATTATACATTCTATAATTGTGTTGCAAGCGGCTGAATCATAAAGATCTATAAACACAACTGATTCGCATAAAATTTTTAAATAATCATCTAGTTTTAATTGATCCAATATTTTTATTTCTAAACTTGGTGAATATTTTTTCATTTCTATTAAATCATTTTCACACCACTTTGGCTTAATCATTATTTTTGTAAAATTTGATTTTACATTAATGAAAGAATGATATTTTCTAAATTGCTGACCAACATGAATGAGTTTTTTGAATTCAAACCATTTATTTGAATAATTAACACATGGGTGAAAAAAATTTTCTACATCACTGAATCCTGTTTGTTGTATGATATAATCTTTTATTTGCTTTGTAAATACAAATATTCCCTTACTTGATTCAAGTGATTTTAGAAAATATTTATCTTTAACTATTTTTGATATTGAAATGGTACTATTTGAATACTTTTGTGGATATTCATCTGGATGTGCTATTGGATTGTGTAAAAATCCAACCCAAGGCCCTATTACACATTTATCCTTGAAGGCTCTATCTAGCCATTCGTAGCAGTTTATACCCTTGTCGTGATGTAAGGAGCTCATAGATTTGGAAATAGCGCCCCAGTTATTGTTTCCTAAACTCAAGTGTTCGCTTTGGATCAGCCTTATTTTTCTATTGATCTTGAGCATGAACTACTATAGTAAACAACATGTCTAGCAGAAAAATTTTTCGATGGATTGTTGGCGATGTAAGCGATATAGGATTAGAAATATTAGAAAAATCTGTAGTTCAAGCAAAAAAAATTTTGTTTGATTTGGGATTTGAATTTTACATATGCTATAACTCTCACGAAGATCAAGTAAAAGACATATGCAGAAGAAATTATTTATTTTCTTTCAAGCAAGATTGGAATAGAGACTTCCCCTTGCCCGCTAAGATAATCCCCAAAACTAATGACATTACTCAATCTTATGGAGAACCCTCTGGGAGGCAAGGTTCATTCTGGAAGTTATGTCCTCCTAGAATCGACATCAATTGTCATGAAATAGTATGCGACAATGATCTTGTCATTCAGAAGTGCCCCTCAGAAATTATCGACTTCTTGAATTCTAGAAAGACGCTTGTTTGTGAAGAAAACATAATGAACTTAGGAAAGTATGCAAAATTTATGAAGAAGGCATACAATAGTGGAATTTATGGACTTCCGCCAGGTTTTGATTTGAAGAAGAGAATTATGGATGTTTGGACAGAAACGGGCGGCATCAATCCTTTGTTGTCAAGGGACGAGCAAGGAATTTTAATGCTTGTTCTTCACAAAGACTCAATTGAGATACCAAAAGAAAAAGTGCGTTTTGTTCTCAATGAAGGAGAGACAAGTTCAGCAAAATATGAATTCATTTATGAGAATGAATTTATATCTAAATCAATTGTTGAAATTAAATATGAAAAATGCTCATTAAATAAAGAATTAATTCATTTTTTAGGAGCCAATAGAATAAAAAAACATAAATATTGGAGTGTTTATAAAAATAAATTGTTGTAAAAAAGTATTTTATTGCACCAATTAAGATTTTCTATTTCTTTTTCATTCATCCATTCTTTAGAATTATTCATCAACATTGAAATTTTTTTTCTCATAAAATCATCACTTTTTTGACTTCTATTTAAAATCATTTTTGAAACGCAATTATTTTTTTCATATATCCCAGAAATTAAAAAAAGAAAAGCACATCCATTGCAAAGTCTTTTCCAAATTCTATTATTGAATGCCATTTTCATCATTCTTTCTGGTTCGTCATATATTTTAGGATCATCTCTAACAATCATGTCACAACCCCTAAAATGAACTACATTTTCTCCATAATGGTAATTTTCACTAGTTATTTCAACATTAATTTTGTTTAAAAAACAATACAGAGTAAATTCAAACATTGTATCTACAAATGGAGAATTTTTAATGTATTCTTTTATTTTTTGACAACTTAATTTTGTTGATTTAGTTGTATATAAATTATCTAATTGATCAAATATAAAATTTGGTATTTTTTTGCAACTTCCAAGTCTTATTTTATTTTCAAAAGCTTCAATTAAAATATTTGATTTTATTAATGTGCAACCCTCCCATAATCTTGGATACAAAATATTTGAATTTTTATCAAAAATAGAAAGATAATCTGAATTAAGATTTAATTGTATTGATTCTATATTTGTATTTATTTTTGAACAAAATAATATATCTTGTTCCATAAAAATAAATAAATCAAATTTTTTTACATAATTAATTAACAATTTATCTGTTTCGTTCCAAAAAAATTTAAATTTTAATGGGTCTGATTCACTTTCTATTAATTTTATTCTTGAATCTGAAAATTTTAATCCATAAGATTTGTATGTCTGTACTAATATTTCATATTCTTGGTCTCTTAATGCCCAAGATAAATTTTTTAGATGAAGATCTGCTCCTCTTCTATGTTGAGCTATTGTGGTTACTAAGCATATTTTCATTTTATTTTAACATCAGACCAGCAATTTATTTCTATTTTTTCATAGTTTACAGAAATAATTCCGTCATTTTCAAAAATGTAGTTTTTTTCTATGAAATTTGACATAATGTCGTCAGCATCTTTTTTGGCAATGCTTTCGTATATTATGTCTAAAGTACATCCATCTCTCATTGACTCAACCAAGTAAAAAAATTTCTTTTCATTTTCGTTCATTTTGACCTCCTAGCTATATATTATTAGTCAGTTTGCAATTTACCAAATATTGGAACCGCATGCTTAAAATAAGTAGAAAAAACAAAATTTTTGAAGACGAAGATTTCAAAAAATTGAACAACAAGTTCTTCTCGATAAATATAACCAATGTGTGCAACTTGTCTTGTGGAGGATGCAACCAACTATGTGGGCTTTATCCCAAAGAAAAAAACTGGTACATAACCATTGAACAACTAAAAGAATCCATATGCGCACTAAGAAGTTACACATCATCAAACTGGGGGAGATCTGACTATCTAGAGGCAAACAAGTTTTGTGGACTTTATGGTGGAGAGCCAACCTTACATCCAGAATTTGAAAAAATTCTGGATGTACTTTATGAAAATGAAGATCTTCCGTTTTGCATCTATACAAATGGAAGGACGTTTAAAAAAGAGATTAATCTTGTTGATTTGACGCTTAGAACTGGGCGGGAGATTTCTCGACAGACGATGCAAATAGAAATGGAAAGAACGAGCCGCTTCGGCGTATTGCATCAATTCCATACGCACCAAAAAAATGTGGCCTACAGAATAGATTTTAAAACAAAGGACTCTGCTAGGCCCTTTGTGCCTTGCCTTTGTGCGCCTTGTGATTGGCAAGATTCAAACATGACAAAAAAAGATTATGTGAAACAAGCCAAAAAGGTGTGCTACCAATGGAACAATTGCGAGAATAGCATATACAATGGAAAGGCTTACGCTTGCCATTTGGCCGCCTCTATGGATCACATGTACCATGAAGGCAAAAACGGATGGAATATAGAGATAGGCAAAAATCCTTTTCAAAGAACGCAAGAAGAAATAGAAAGTCAACTTGAAAATTTTTGCTATCGTTGCGGATATAATCTAAAAGATGGAATGAGTGGATTTGAAAAGAAGACAAATATTAATCAGTATGCACATAAAAAAACACTAGTTACAAAAACAAATGAATCTGGTTGTTTGCAAATTTCAAAAATACAAAAATTACCAATAATACAATCATAAAAAAATTATATTTGAAATCCATTTTTTATTTTTAGACCAAGACTCTACTTTATTAATTTTGCATTCTTTTTCGTATATTTTTTTAATTTTTTCATTTCCATTTTTGTTTTGAAAAAGATTGTTTCCAAAATTGTCTCCTACAAATTCTCCATCTTTATTGAATTTGAACAAATAGTAATTTTCAAATTTTCCTTCTTTTCCAAAAAAACTTTTGGTTTCATCATTGCCCAATGTGCAATTTAGGGCTCTGCCTAAAACGCCACAAGCAGAAAAATCCAAAGGATTTATATCAACAATCATGTTTTCAACATTATAGACAACTCTTTCTATACAATTTTTCATAACCTTAGATTTTGCTTTTGATCCTATAAAAGCATTGAAAAGATTATATTCATAATTTTTTGACATAGCTATGTCAATTGGAGATGTAAAATCAATTGTTTCGTCTAAGAAATAATCTATTGATCCAACACAAATTGTATCGACATCACAATAAAAACCTCCAAACTCAAAAAGAACACAATACCTCCACAAATCAGCCTTGAATGCTCCTGGTATTATTTTTTTATAGGCTCTGTATACTCTTTGATCAAAATTTTTCATGAATTCAATGCAATCATTGTCATCATAAAATTTGTATGAATAACTTGGATTCATTTTGATCCAAGTTTTCATGATGTTTTCCAAGTCTTCTGTCAAGGGCTTCGTCTTCCAAGTCTGAAAAATATTCTTGGGTATCATTTTAGTAGTGGCTTTGCGTCATACATTAAAAATGGAGCATTGGGGCAAGTCAAAAACAAGAGTTGCAAGCTGGGGCAAAAGCATATTCCTTTTATGCCCCCTTCAATGTCGCTTCCTCTTAACGCATACTGTTCTTTGCTTAATGCCTTGAACTTGAATTTAAACGAACCATCGACGCCCCAGCAGTACAAAAAGGGATCGCCGCCTCCCGTGGACAGAATAAGATCGTCACTCAAAAAACAAACTCCATGTGGGCGTTCAGAGGATCCGATTTTAATTGGTTGAAATTCACCATCGGGATCGCACAGAAAAATTTCATTTGAAAGGGCGCTCGTTACCGCAAGAAAACTTCCCGAAGGGCTTATTGCGACGCCGTCAGGAACCTTAAACAAACTAGTGCGGCAAAGGGAGCCTTTAGAAATTAACTCCCATTCGTTGTCTATGTCGCAGTAGTCCAAAGAATTGTTGGTTCTACAAAATACCAACCTAGTGAGACGGCCTCTTCGAAAGGAAGTCACGCTATTGGTATTTGACATTTCGACAACAACCTTGGCGCGTTCACTTGAAATCGAAAAAATTACCGCCGGGCCGTCTCTGTTGGCGACTGCTATCGAGTCATTATCAATCCAAGTGAAATCATGCGGGGATTCAAGATGAAGCCCTAAAAAATGACATCTTTCCACAACAACTCCATTTTTGCCCGCATCAATATCGAAAACCACAATCTTGTTCATATCAAATGAGGCATAAGCAACTTTCTTAGAGTCTGGGGATACGTGCACGGCTTCGCATCTTCCTATATTAGAAACGCAAATTGAATCTATAACCCTGCAATTGCACTTTTCAAAAAGATGATTCGCATCTGAATTTTTTGAATAAAAATATATAGAACTCAAATTTATTGGACTTATCATATGGCCTTAATTTTTAGATACTCCGATAATAAAGCTTTTAATACATACATTACATGAAAAAATTTGCTTTTGTACATATTCCCAAGACCGGCGGAACTTATTTGATGTCAAAACTAGGACTAAACCCTTCAGAAAATACTCTTGCTTGGCACAATACTACTAGAGGAGCGATACATCCAAGACAAAGAGATGCGAAAGATAACTCATTTGTTTTTTCTGTGGTTAGGAACCCTTGGGCTAGGTTATTATCTACTTATTTTTATTGCATGAGAAAACACCCAATGGATCACATAATTTACGGGAGAAAAAATTCAAACAATTTTGGGCTTTGGGTTGATAGCCTAAAGCAAGAATATGGAGAATCTCCTCCTCCCAAAGACAGAAAGAATGAATCTGACTATTTTTGGCTTGCTCCACAATATGATTGGCTTTTTTCCAAATCTGGTGTTATGGTTGTGGATAAATTAGATAAAATCGAACAATCAGATTATTACTTGTCAATATTATCTGAAAAAATAAAAAACCACGAAGATGTTGCAATTAAAAACGAAACAAAACACGCCCATTATTCAACATACTATAGCAAATCTTCTATGGATTTAGTTTATAAGTGGTACAAGCAAGACATAGAAAAATTCGGATATGAATTTGAGTATTTGAAAATTTTCTGAACTCAAATCTCGCACCAATAAAGTTTTTCCTTGGCTCTGGAAGCCGCGGTGTAGGCCCACCGCTTATGATCCCAAAGATCACACCGCTGTTCAAGAACGAGCACGCTGTCGAACTGATCTCCCTGGCACTTGTGGCACGTCACTGCGTAGGCGTAGTCAAAAGGACTAGGGGCATCCCTGTCATGGTCGAAATCGTACTTCACCTGGTTAAAAACATTTCTGTCGTAAGAAACGGGGGACATATAGTCCTCGGCCTCAAAAAGGAACATGTCGTTTTGATACAACTCCTTGACACGGCCTTGCATTCCGTTAAATAGCCCGCAAAGCCTGTCGTTCCTGAGGCACATGACCTTGTCGCCCATCTCGGGACCCATGGGACTTCTCCCAAGTTTTTCCCTGACAAACACGTTTATATCCACCCGCAGTTTATTGAACGCACATATAGCCTGATCAACTTCGGGAACCAGGCACCTGTAGCCTCCCTTCGGAACAAACTTGACCTTCGTGCCAACGCCGTTGCGAATCTCCCAACTGCTCGGCTTGTAGCCCTTTCGGATGTATTCCGCAAAGTACGCGATTTCACCCGCGTTCCTGTGTATCGTCTCCAGACGGTAGTCCGGATCCGACATGAGGTTGAACTTGTCGCCAACCGGCTCGAGCTGGCCGTGGTCTCCGACAAATATCATCGGCTTGCCGAAGGACTTGAGATCCTTGTAGATCTCCTCGCTGACCATGGACGCCTCATCTACGATAATTCCGTCGCAATCCAAGGACGACGCCAAGGAGAAATGAACCTTGCCCTCCTCGTCCGAATAGGCCTTGTATATGAGGCTGTGTATGGTCTGGGCGTCGACGCCCCGCCTTCGGAGAACGTTGGCGGCCTTGCCGGTGTAGGCACAAACCGCAAACTTCGGCAATACTTCCACGAGATGCTTGATCACGGTGCTCTTGCCCGCACCGCCGAAACCGCCGAGAGTGGTGATTGGCTTGCGGAACATCATCAACTCCTTGATGACGTACTTCTGCTCTTCGTTGAGTTTCAACCGAGCCTCCAAGACTAAAGACCAAAATCTACAGCAAAACGATCGCTGGCACAACACAAGAATGATTTAAATGATGTCTAGAGGCTCGTATATAACAATATGAGCGATTCAAGCCATCTGCACGGCAAGCAGATAAACATTCTCGTGACCAATATCTGCAACCTTTCATGCGGGGGATGCAGCCAGCAATGCGGGTACATCCCCAAGGAAAAGTTATGGAACATACCACTTGGCCAGCTGAAGTGGAACATAGAACTTCTGATCGACGTGAGAAAAGGAGATCCGGGAAGAATCGGCCTGTTCGGGGGCGAGCCTACACTGCACCCCCAATTTGACGAGATGCTTTCCCTTCTGCTCGCCTATCCCGAAGCATCTTTTCAGGTCTACACAAACGGAAGGGAGTTGGGATCAGAAAGAACCAAAAACAGAAACAATCTTGACTTCAGGGTCGACTTCAAAGACAAAAGCACACAGCGCGACTTCTTGCCGACACAGGTGGCGCCGATGGACATTATAGGGATTGAAAATAAAATGCACTATTGGGGCAAGGCAAAAAAACACTGCCACATGTGGAAAAATTGTGCATCGATAATATACAACAATAAGGCCTACTTCTGCGAGGCTCCCGCCGCATGGGATCTCATGAACGACGAGGATCACGGATGGCCTTTAAAATGGGGCGTCGATCCCTTTGCCAGAACGGACAAGGAAGTGGCCACACAAGCAGAAAACTTCTGCTACAGATGCGGATGGTGCCTTACCAAGAAGGAACTAGCCTCGAACAAAATACCCATGCAATCAATAAATGACCCAACCTTGGTCACCCAGATAAACTCAAAATTTAAAACTAAAAAGCCCATGACTGTTCTCGATCTGCATCCAAAGAGGATAAAATTTATATGAACACCGCAGAACATCTAAGGAATAAAGTTGTAAACATTCTCGTGACCAATATCTGCAACCTTTCATGCGGAGGATGCAGCCAGCAATGCGGGTACATCCCCAAGGAAAAGTTGTGGAACATACCCATAGAACAGCTGAAGTGGAACATAGAACTTCTGATAGACGCGAGAAAAGGAAATCCGGGAAGAATCGGCCTGTTCGGGGGGGAGCCCACACTGCATCCCCAATTCAATGACATAGTTGAATTAACTCAGTCATACAAAAAAGTTGATTTCATCATATACTCCAACGGAAGAGACTTGAAAAAAATAGACAATAAAAAGGCCAACGTAGAATGGCGTATAGACACCAAAGACAAAAATAGCGAAGTTGGAGGGGTGGGGCAAATGTTTCTTCCAACACAAGTGGCATCTCAAGACTTAATGAAAATTGCCGACAGAAGATTCTATTGGAAAAAAGCCCAAAAAGACTGCGGAATGTGGAACCACTGCTACTGCATGATATACAACAACAATGCCTACTTTTGCGAAATAGCTGCAAGTTGGGATATTATGGGCAATCAAGATCATGGATGGCCATTGGAATGGGGCGTGGATCCCTTTGCCAGGACAGAAGAGGAAATAGCCGCCCAAGCGGAAAACTTCTGCTACAGGTGCGGATGGTGCATGACCAGGGAAGAACTGGCCGCACACAAAATCCCTCAACAATTAGTCAAAGATCCAACCTTGGTCACCCATATCAACATGAAATTCAAGACTAGAATTCCAATGAAAAAAATGAAGAACAATGCTTCAAGGATATTTTTGTAATCTAGAAAAGAGTCTCATCCAAAATAAGGAACCTTGCACAACGCTCGATCATCTTGACGTTGACGGCGTTTCCCACTTGCTTATAGATGCACTTCTCGTCGTACTTGAATGTATCGGGAAAGGACTGTAAACGCAACAGCTCGCGGGCTGTCAGCCTTCTTGACTCGGGTCCGTAGACGGGAACCTGTGCAAGGGCGACGAGGGTGGGTACGTAGTCGGGCCGCTTGACCCTTATGCCCGAACCCCTTGATGTCCAAAGCACCTTGTCCATGCCGTCGTCACTCTTGAGGTTTCCGGCCTGCCACTCGAACTTCCTAACGGCTCCAAGCCAGTCCTTCTTGGCCCTGGATGAAACTAGCCACGGATCAAGAATTTCCTTGTTGACGGAGTAGAACTCCTTGTTCTTGTCTATCCAGCCCTTGTACTTCTCGTAGAAGGATGCCTTCTTCTCGGGCGTGTCCTGGGCTGTTCCTTCGCCGTCCCACCAGTCGGTCCAGATTGGGAACTTGGGTATGGCAACCGAGTTGGAGACAAGAATCTTGACGAACTCGTCCCACACTCCCTCGACCACCTTCGTCTTGCCCGAAATCTTGTTCTTGTCGTGGTCGCAAAGGATGTCCTTGAGGCTCACGCCGGATTTTGATTTTTGAATCTGGGGCCGGACGGGGAGGTTTCCGACATCCTTCCTCTTGCACATTATTATGACCCGCTCCCTGTTCTGCGGGATTTTGAAATTCAGGGCGTTGAGTATCAGCGGGTCGTCGTAGGTGTGGTATCCGAGGTCGTCAACGGAATTTCTTATGACCCTCCAAGTGTTGCCGGAGTCGTGTGAGGCCAGATTCCTTACATTCTCTAGGATCATGTATTTCGGTTTATGAAGCTCCGCGATCTTGCAGATATTAAAGAAGAGATTCCCTCTGTCGTCGTCGAACCCCTTCTGAAATCCAGCCTTGGAGAAGGGCTGGCACGGGAAGCCCGCGCAGAGCACGTCGAACTCGGGGATCGAGGCGGGATCGACCCGCTTTATGTCGGAGGCCGGGATGATTCCGTGGTTCGCCTCGTATGTTTTGCGGCAGCCCTCGTCTATGTCGCAGGCAAAGACGCATTCGAAGCCGACGTTCTTGAGAGCCTGGTGGAATCCGCCGATGCCGCAGAAAAGATCTATGAACTTCATCCCCACATTCTATTTAAAAATCAATCCCCATCAATATCAAAAGACCTATTTACATAGAAATAGCCAGACGATAGGATGACCTCTTCCAAGGAGCAATCATGCCAAAAAGAATCAAGGACAAGAACAAGAGCCTGTTTGTTAAGTTCCACGAAGATGTCGCGGAGAAGGAAGTGCATTCGTTCCTCTACAAGATGGGCGTCTCGGGGGTGAGGGTCTCGTCGCTTATAAGCAGGTGGGCCGTCGAGGTTCCCTTCTGGAAGGAGGACTTCTATGCGGACAAGCTGCTCGACAGCGGACTGACGGAGGTGATCCACGAAAGCTTCGACCGAAAGAGGAAGAACTTCGCGTCCGAAGAGAGGGAGGACTCCGACAGTGAATAAAATAGCCAAATTCAGGAACGTACTCGCCGAAAAGGGCATCGAGATGACGCTCGAGCAGGCGGCCAAGACCTACAAGATGTCGAACGACCTTGTAAGAAGATCTAAGAAAATGTCCATGAAGGACCTCTGGTCCATCCAGGACATGGAGGGCGTGTCGCAAGAGGATAAAGACCAGATAATAAAGCTCTACCAGCACGCCAAGGAACTTTAGCGGTCGGGGTTCCTGCGCCTCTTCTTCTTGGCGACTTTCTTCACTGCGGCCTTTTTCGCGACCTTCTTGGCAACGACGCGAGCCGATTTTTCTTCAACCGGAGCCTGGGGGGCTTCTCCGCCACGACGGTGCCGGAGTGGGTCGTCATGGGAGTCTGTTTCTTCAACCATGGGCTCGGGGGACGAAACGGCCTCGGGGACGTCCTGTGGAGCTTCTGGAGCCGTTTCTTCAACCATGGGTGCGGGGACGGGCTCGGGGGACGAAACGGCCTCGGGCGCGTTCTGGGGGGCTTCTGGAGCGTTCGGGAGTTCAGGGAGTTCAGAGGGCTCAAGATATTCGTCCTTGAGCGTAAACGCAATATAAAGAACATATGCCAGAGCAACCAAAAGGGCGGCGCCCAAAACAGAATAACTAACGGACATTTGACCTCCCGGGCCTTCGCCCTCAAAATATATAGGGGCTTATGGAAAAAAATTTGGACGAATTACAGGCTGAACTTCGACTTTTTCAGCCATCCCTTGCTCTTGCTGACCGGCCAAATGCAAAGTTTCTTTGGAATTCTGTTCTCCTGTGACTTGAACGATATCTTCTTGAAATTGGATTTGAATGAGAAGATGGCCGCGTCCCTTTCCTGCCTGAGATCTTGCCTGTTGATCGTCTGGTCGTTCTCGTCCTCGATTGAAAAGTACCAGTAGTCGTAGTCGTCGCATCTCTCGATCTCATTCGAGTCCCAGCTCACCGTTATGGTGTAGTCCTTCATGTAGGACTTGTTCCACTGGTCCTCGTTCTCGTACTTGCACGGGGGCTCGACGCCTCCTACCGCATCCCTCTGGAGCCTTCTTCCAAGGAAGTCGAGACCCGAATAAAGCTCGAACTCGCGCAGAGAACGGGCGTCGCCCAACCGGTATTCGGACAGCCTTCCCTCCAGCATGTCCGTGAACCTCTTCTTGCTGGCCAGGTCTTTCGGCCACCAGTCGCGGTCGTCGTTCCAGTGCGTATTCCTCGGGGAGTAGTCCCTCCACACAAGGGGCTTGAAGTGATGGAACAAGTCATATCCCAGGGTGAAACTCCTCAATGTAATGCTGGCCTCCACCTCCGAGAAGTACATCTCTGGGTCGTACCTGCACTCAAGGCAGTGCGACCCCTTGGCAAAAATGAAGTTTTCGCTCACGTACCTCGCCCTCATGAATTCTGTGGCATTCTTCATGGGCGCCGGCCATGTGAGGGGCGTTTCCGAGACCATGTAGTGCGGCTGCACCTTGTAGGCGGAAGACATCTCCTTGCTCCCGTTGGAAGGGTCGTACCTGCCGGGGCAATTTGTGATGAGCGGCTTGGGGGAAGGAAGCTTGCCGAGTGACTCTATGAGTTCGACGTCCCAATTCTCTGCGAACCTCGTTCCCGAGTCCACCTGGAGGGTGTAGTCCTGCCCTTCGTAAAGACCCTGGGCCACGTGCCTCGCCCAGCCGTGCCCCTTGCTTTCACTCGGTGGTATCCTGACCACCTTGATCCTCGGATGGTTCAGTTCGGCGGAGACCTCCTCGTCCTGCTGAAGGCAGATGCCGAAGAAAAGGTTGTCCTTGTCGCTGGCGTTCTGTATGCAGTCCTTCACCGTGGGGACTACATCAAAGTTCTTGTAGGAGACGATCTGTACGAATATGCTCATAAATTCCTTTCTTGTTGGAATAATAGAGCAACCTGCCGCGTTTTTTTACCAGCTCCTCGAACTCTTTAGACCCACCTGCTTTGCGTAACTTCCGATGTGGCACGCCCAATAGCCGGGCGTCGTCCTGTCCTTCTTCTCGGAGCACTTGTGCCGAGCCCTGAAACTCTTCGCTCGAGCGGGATTGTTGTTCTTCACGGTCAGTTTCGGGTCTCCGAAACGAACCCTCTTGATTTTTCCCGAGGGAGTCTTCACGTACACGGCAAACTTCTTCCTCTCGCCGGGCGTCCTAGATGGCTTTCCTAGTTTCACGCTCTTGCCGTGGTACTCGGCCTCGTCAAACCTTGAGATCACCCGCACAGGGACGTCCAAGAGGACAGTCCTTCCGTGGTACTCCGCAGTCTCGCCCAGATCGGTCTCGACAAGGTCGGCATCCATGTCGTCGAGGGCGACGAGATCGTTCTCGTAAAGAGCCCGCACCTCGTCGACAAGATCCAAGTAAGCCTGGCTGGTGATCCTAAAGACGTTTTCGCGCAGGCTTATCCCTTTGTCGATGTGGTACTTGAGGTTTTCGCTCACCTCCACGTCCGCAAGCAGACTCATGGAAGGGGGGTTTTCGAAGTATTCCTTAAAGTTCATTTTTTCACCGTTTGTGTAGACCTAGATACTTATATATCTAAGAGGTGAATAAAATGACAGAGATGCCGTACGAGGAACTGGGCCAGGTTCGAAGGTTCTCGAAGGACGTGGACTCCGACGAGCTCAAGTGGCACAGGGACAGGGAGGACAGGGTCGTCACTCCACTGAACAATAACGACTGGATGTTCCAGAGGGACAACTGCCTGCCCGAGCCGATGGACGGAGAAATAAGAGTCGCACGGGGGGAATGGCACAGGGTCATAAAGGGAACGACCGACCTCGAGGTGAGGGTCATAAAGAAAGAAAGAACATGAGACACGACTACATGGTGGTCGGCTCCGGGATATTCGGGGCCACCTTCGCACAGCAGGCGAGGGAGCGAGGCAAAAGCGTTATGGTGGTGGATCGGAGGCCGAACGTAGCGGGCAACGTCTACACGAAAGAGATGAACGGCGTCAACGTTCACCTGTTCGGCTGCCACATCTTCCACACATCGAAGAAGGACGTGTGGGACTATGTAAATAGGTTCGCGTCCTTCAACAACTACCGCCACAAGGGCGTGGTCAACTTCAAGGGCAAGATGTACAGCTTCCCGATCAACCTCATGACCATGAGCCAGCTGTGGGGCGTCAAGACCCCCGAGGAGGCGAAGCAAAAGGTACTCGAGGATGTCATTCCGTGCGAACGACCAGCAAACATGGAGGAATGGTGCCTCTCGGTCATCGGAAGGACGCTCTACGAGACATTCATAGAGGGATACTCGACCAAGCAGTGGGACAAACACCCCAGAAACCTTTCGGCGAGCATAGTGAAGAGGCTCCCCGTCCGGTACACGTTCAACGACGACTACTTCCACGACCTCACGTACCAGGGCATACCAATCGGAGGCTACACGAGCATGGTCGAGAACATGCTCGACGGCATAAAGGTGGAGCTCGGAACCGACTTCGATAGCATAAGGAGCAAGTGGAGGGACTACGCAGACAAACTTGTGTTCTGCGGGGGCATCGACAACTACTTCAACTACGAACTAGGAGAACTCGAGTACAGGAGCCTGCGCTGGGAGCACCAGGAGACGATGGGCGACTTCCAGGGGCACTCGTGCGTCAACTACACCGATTTGGAAACAAAGTTCACCAGAATCATCGAGCACAAGCACTTCGAAAAACCCGAGTCCGAATCGACCGTCGTCAGCAGAGAATACAGCGTAGACTGGCGGGAGACAAAAGAGCCATACTACCCGATAAACGACGAAAAAAACGGCAATCTCTACCGCAAGTACAAATCTTTGGCAGAAGGAGAAAAAGACGTTATAATCTCAGGAAGGCTCGGCAGCTACAAGTACCTGGACATGGACGACACGATCAGCATGGCCCTCAAGGCCGCGGAGAAAGAACTGGGCCGGAATAAATAAGGCATGGCAGCAACATCCAAGAAAGTATTGGTTCTCAACAGGAACTGGTCCGCAGTGGGGGTCGTCGGGCTCCCACGGGCGATGGCGCTGCTCTTCACCGAATACGAAGACGGAGAGCCCAAGGCGAAGATAGTGACGCCCCCGCCGGTGGGAAGATACGAGGTGTGGACGTGGAACGATTGGTCGGAACTGCGCCCCTCGTTCGGCGAGGAAGGACTGGTGTCCGCAAGCAAGGTTTACAGGGTGCCAGAGGTGCTCCTGCTCACCAAGTACGATGCCCTGCCCAAGCAGAAAGTAAACTTCTGCCGCCGGTCGATATGGAAGAGGGACGACTTCATATGCCAGTACTGCGGCAGGAAGCCCCCGCAGGACGAGTGCACGCTTGACCATATACTCCCCAAGTCGCTCGGAGGGGACACTAGCTGGCACAACTGTGTGCTCGCGTGCTACCAATGTAACAGCCAAAAGGCGGACCGGCGGCCCGAAGACGCCTACAAGCCGAAGGACAAAGGGAAGGCCAGAAAATGGACCGGACCCAGCCCGATGAGGCTCCTGAAAGCCCCGCAGAAACCCGAGTACTCAGTCATCAAGGACAGGATTAAAATCCTCGACACTTGGAAGCACTGGATAGACAAGCTCTACTGGGAGGTTCCGCTCGACAACGACATGGCCGACGACGACCTCGAGGTGTGACATCAACTAAATTCGAAAGCGCCGGGCGCATAGGCGTTACGGCAGACCTCGCGGCTTTGCCACATTTAGGTAACTGTAAAACCCGAAAGCGCCTGCAGCGTTTCTTGCGGGTCATCTCCCAGCCGCGCGGTGATTTCCGCTTCGGCTTGTTCTTGGGTCCAGTTACCGATGTCGTCGTACGCTGGTCCCCGCCACAGAAAAAGCGGGCGCAAGGCCGGGTGCAGCCGAGCGACGACAAGCTTATGGGCTGAATCGTCAATCAAGACAGGATCCAGACGAGTAAGCGTAAGTTCTGCGTTATCTACTGTGAGCGTAACGGGTGTAGGCAGTTGCATAGTTTGTCCTTATTAAAATCAAGTCTTGTTCTTCACGCCAATTACCATGTTGTTTACTTCAGTGGCTGTCCAAGCGCTTGACGTAATTGGATTTGTCAGGAATGTGTTTTCTTTCATGCTATATGACTCAGATGGAATTGAGTAGGTCGGCCCGATTTCTTGCGGCGTATCGCCCGACGTACTGGCCATGATATTGACCATTGACTGGTTATCAAGGCCAGCTTTGCGCACGACGTTAAAAACTTTGACGCCTTGTACGTAAGCAGGCGCATCACCGGGAAGATTGCCGATGCTAACCACCGAAGTTTCGCCATTTGCGGCGGACTTTATGTAGCCAGTATCGCCGTTGTTCTGTTGCAATTGATAATACGCACCATTCCCGTCCGAGCCCGCCCAACTGCTGGCTACGGTATTGTCTGGGTTAAGCCGATAGACACGCGTGTTTGGCCCGAGGAACACGTCAGCCAGCGCATTGCCTGCAGTGAAGTAGAAGTCGTCAAAAACGCGCCTGTTCTGGTTCCAGTAATTAATCGGCTGCTGCCCGTAGAGTTTTATTTCTGTAACAGTAGAAAAACTCGTGATGGCTGTAGTTGCTGAGCTGCTTGAGTTGTAAAGAGGTGTCGCCAGTGTAGTCCCGCCGGCAGCGCGTACAGCGAACGAGCCGTTAGCGGCGTCAAAAAAGAAGTCTAAATAAATACTGTTACCGATGTAAGAATTAACGCCTCCACCGCCGCTAGCGTTTGTGTGAGTCCAACTGTTTCCCGCGGCAGACCGAAAATCATACGTATTAACTGTTGTTCCGTTTTCACGAACGACTAGCAGCGCGCCGGCGTTATCTGCGGGCCGCCCAATGTCGACGCTGAGCGTACCGTTACTTGTGGTTAATGACATCAAATTTTCAAAATTTGGCTCAGTATATGCTGAATTCGACGACCGTATACCGCCGGACGCAATCCAAAATCCAATACCGAGGCAGGAATAAGTGGCAAGCGGATCAGTAAAGTTCGACAACTTTAGCCACGAATTCGTAGACAACGCCGTATTTTCCACGCGATTTGGCAGGCGGACACCATAACCCGTTCGCGCGTCCTCAAAACTGTATCCGTTACTGCTGCTCCAATAAGCGGGATTTAGCGTTACTGCCTCTCCGTCGTAGAAGTTGAAACCCTCAAAAAATACTACTGGCATGATTAGCCCCTTGTGTTTGTTGTTACAATTATATAGCACTTTAGCGGAAGTTTAAGGCCACGTTACCTGCACGACGTCGTAGTTGCTATGCGGATAAACGTACGGCGTTGCGTGTGTCGCCGAGCCTGTGCTGTTGTTTACGCTGTACGGCCATTTGTTTACAGCAATAACGCGGTAATATTTTGTACCAG